TCACTCGTCCTCCTCGCTTGCGACCTGGATTACCTCGACGGGGACCATCTCAGAGTTCCAGTAGTCCTCGGCCATCTGCTTGGCCATCTCGTACGGGACGCCGGAAGCCATAGCGCTTCGGAGTACAGTGCCGGCGACCTCGGCTATCGCCACCGTCATCAGGGCGCGCTTCTCCAGCTCGGCCACGGCGAAGTCGGTCTCAAGGGACTTCATGAACGCCTCAACGTCCTCAGGATTGTCGGTCATTCGCACCTCTCCGCATCGTTGCTGCTCGCACATTCGGCACACAGGCCGGTTTCTACGTCGTCCAGGCTGTAGAGCCCTACGGCTTCTGTGAGCTGGCACCACTCGCACAGCTCGACGTCCTCTAGCTCGTCGTACAAGGGCTCACCGCACCACGTAAGCGACAGGAACCTCTTCTACGTTGCTGTAGGTCGAGACGTACGCCTCGATTTCCTTCTCGATCACGGGCTCAGCCGGGTCGTAGGTGTAGCTCTTACAGCAGCCGCATCCGGGGTCGGGTATGACAACCGGAATGTCTCCGTGCTCCTTGAGGGTCTTCTCTACGTCTTCGATGAGTTCGCTGAGCTTCATTGGTTCTCCTAGTGCTTGCTTTCTTCCATGTCGAGAATGGAGCCCCAAGAGCGCTCTCCGATCTCGCCCTCAGCAGGGATCAGGAGGCCCTTGAAAGTGAACTCCATGATTCGAGCTGCCTTCTCGGTGAGTTCCTTCGCTCGGTCCTTCGGGAAGGAAAAGATCAGCTCGTCATGCACTGGGAGGCGCATCCAGGGCGTGAATCCGGCTCGGTCGAGGTTGACAATCGCCCGAGCGGTGATGTCCCGCGCTGTCGATTGGATGAAGTAGTTCAGGGCCGAGTAGAGGCGTCGCCGGTCTACCGGCAGGCGCCGGCCGGTCGCTGTGTAGATGTAGCCGGTCCTTCTGGCTTCATCCTTCAGCTTGTCGGCGTACTTTCCGACACCCAGGTACGTCTTCCAGAAGGCGTCTACAGCCTTCTTTGCGTCTTCCTCGGGGACCCCGAATCCATCGGTAACAGCTCGCCAGGTGCCTCCGAACCCGATGGCGAAGTTCGTTCCCTTACCCGCTGACCTCTTGTCGTGCTTCTTCTGGCCTGGCTTCATCGGTCCGAATGCTGCTATGGCCGTGATGTTGTGCAGGTCCTCATCTCTCAAGAACGCTGGCACCATCACCGGGTCATCAGAAGCCGCGGCCATGACTCTGAGTTCCATGTTTCCGAAGTCGATGGAAACAGAGACGTGGTCTTCCTCGGCCAAGAACGAGGAGCGTACATAGCCATCCCCGGCAGGGAACGTCTGTGCCGGGATAGCTCCCGTGATGCTCATGCGGGCTGTGCGGGCCTGGAGTGAATTAATGGATGCGTGGACGCGTCCCTGAGAGTCCCGCCCGTTGAGGGCCGCTTCGAACCAAGTCTTCCGCCACTTGGCTGCCTTTCGGCCCTTCATGATTGCCTCGGCAAGGGGGTGGTCGATGGATGACAGGACTTCGTCATCCATTGCGAGCTGACCCTTTTTGGTCTTCTTGGTCAGCTTCACGCCAAGCTCAGTGAACGCCTTGATGAGCTGAGGTCCGGAGTTCGGATTCTCGACCCATCTCGTGGAGACGGCTTCCCACTTTGCTTGCTCGGCCTTCAGCTCAGCTATTCGGGCCTCTACGTACTCGACATCCACGAGGTAGCCGGTACGTTCCATCTTGGCCGTGATGTGGGCCAGGCGGTGTTCCCAGCTGACCAGGCCCTTCTTGCGGGATCGGGCCGGAATCTTCGGGAACACGATATGGAAGAGCCGGAAGGCGAGAATCGGGTCCATGCCTGCGTAGAGCAGGTATTCCGGGTCGAAGGTCCGGACGATGGGCCAGATGTCTTCCTTCTTGACCTTGTACCGCTTGGCTATGTGCGTCATCGACCCCTTGACCTCTTCAGCCAAGGTGCGGTCGATGTAGTAGGCGGTCAGCTCTTCGAGTTTGAGGCCGGGGCCGGCCTCCTTGACCTGTCGAGGGTCGACGAGATGGCACACGAGCTTCGTGTCCAGCATCTTCGGGGCCAGCTCTTCGAGCGTGACGCCTAGGCAGGATTCAGAGACGTGCTGGTCGAACGTGCCGTTGTGGGCGATGAGCCGCGAGGCTTTCCGCAGTGCCCAACGGACTGCTTCCCCGAACTCGGGGTTGATCTCGACTGGCAGGACCCAGCTCTCACGGGCGTTGCCGAACTGGGCGAGGCGGAGTCGGAAGCCGCGGTCAGCGTTCCACCAGTCGAGTCCCGTTGTCTCCGTATCGAAGCCCATGACCGGGTTGGCGAGAACGAAGTCAATGAACTTGTCGAGGTCCCAAGATGTCTCTACTACGTTGATCTTCACCGGTTGGCGTTTGATCGTGTACCAGAGAGTCAGCATTGGGGCCCTTCTTTATCGGTTATGTGCGCGATTCCAGTTAGACGGAAGAGTCGATCACTGCTTGGCCGCCGCGATGAGGACCATGGACAGACCCCCGGTCATCAATCCAAGAAGGAAGCTGATGACGATCATCACTTGAGACCTCCGAAGTGCAGATGATTCATGTGGGCTTACACGCGTGGTCGCGGACGGCTTGGATCAGGTCGAAGAGGGTGACGCCGTTGTCCTCACAGCAGATGCAACCGCCGGAGGCAATTAGGTCCTCACACTTGTTGCACCACAGATCCACTCCGCCGTTGTCGCATCCGATTACACTGCTTTGCCTGAGTCGGCTCACCGGTTGATCACGAGACAGCGGGCCGGCATGTCTCCTGCTTTGGCGTACGTCCAGAGCCAGCAAGGGGCCGAGGTGTGGACCCATAGCCCTCCCGCGAGAAGGACGAGACCGGCCGTAGCCATCGCTACTGCTTCTTTCAAGGGGCCACCCGTCCGTGGTTCTCGAATGCGGCATGGGTGAGAGGCATGAATTCCTTCAGGGAGGCTTCCATCCCTTCCGCTACCATCTCGATCTCTCGTTGCGGGAACGAGGGGAAGCGGGCGCTCTCGCGCTTCGTGCGGAGGCTCAGGAAGTGCATCAGCGAGCGAGCGTTGCAGGTGGCGTAGAAGCTGGTGTAGATGTTCACCGGCAGAACCATCCGCGCGACTTCACGCGCAACTTCGAGGTCCAGGAGCCGCTTGTACGTGCTGTACGCCTCGGTGCTGATCCGACGGAGATCACCGCTCACGCACATAGCCTGTTTGTAGGTCCCCAGCTCGAAGCTGTAGGCGCCTGGCTTTCCCACCTGCTTCAGGGGCCGGTTGTCTGCCGGCACGTAGAACGTGGGGGCCAGCTCCTTGTATCTGCCCGACTCTTCGTTGTAGCTGAATCCAGCCCGATGGCGAAAGAATTCACGGGCTACGAAGATGGGTGCCTCTACGTAGAAGGTGAAGCTGGTGTGCTCGAACGGGCTGCCGTGCCGGTCGCGCATGAGGTAATTGATCAGGCCCTCAAGAGGCAGGTCCAGGTCCAGGCCGTCAGCACCGATGGTCGAGACCCGTGCAGCCATCGTCACATCGAAGTCTCGGGCCGATTGCTTTATGAGGTCGACGTACATGTCAGAGCGGAAATGCATTGTTCTCCCTGAAGGGGGGCCGGGCGGAGACCCGGCCCCCATCACCACTTACCGGCTGGCGACTACTTGGCCTTGAAAGAGCCGTCCTTCTGGCGCCACAGAGGCTCGCACTTGTCGCCGTCGTCGCCGTTGCAGAAGAGGGCCGCCCAGTTGGCCTTCTCTACGGGAGTGCGGCCGTGCGGGCAGTCGTCGTCAGCCACGGACGGCTTCTTCGGGACGACCTTGCCGCCCTGGAACTTCTTCGGACCCGAGCCGCCGCCAGCAGAGCCGCCCTTGAACTGGTCGCGGGTGTAGGCCGCGGCCTTCGCGTTCAGTTCGATCAGGCCCTCAGCCTTGAGCGCGTTCAGCAGCTCGGCGCCGCGCTGTGCGGTCTCCTCGGCTGAATGGCCGAAGACGGAAGGGGTGATCCATTCCGCGTCGTAGCCGCTACCGGCCTTGAGGGTGAAGCCGATCTTGAAGGGGGCGAGGCCAACAGAGGCGTCGGTCATAGGCGGGTTCTCCTTTGTGGTGGACGGGGTTTCGGGAGTTTCGCCCCAAGGGGACTGCTCCTCGAATGGGTCGGGGTAGCTCAAACTGCTTTCCTCTCCTCAATTTCGATATTGACCGAATGGCGTCACAACTTCAACTTTTTGGGCAGTGACGAAGGCCACTAGATTGGGCAGGCCCCGCTCGCACAGATTTCGTCGTACGACGTATCCGTGGACTCCTGGCCCAGCGCGGACACCTGGCGCTCGTACTCCTCGCGCGTGATGCGCTCGTAGGGCGCCTGTGCACGGCTCAGCTCGGGGAAGATGGTGCTTCCCTTCAGCTGGGGGATGAACTCCCGCAGGATGGCCGCAACGTCCTTCCTGGTGTACAGCTCCGGGTCCACCGAGGCCGTGTAGCTCACGGCCTGGTCGGCCCAGTACCGCTGATACATGACCTGCACCCTGAGCATCTGCTCAAGCGTCAGCTGGCCAGCGTGCTCGATGACGGACGGGTCCTTCACCTGGTCTACAAGCGGGTCCTTCGTCGGGATCGAGACGACGGCCGTGTTCGCGGCGTAGATGCAGTCCTCGACCTGGTAGCCCTGCCCGCGGTACTCCTCCACCTTTCGCGCCTCTTCCGGCTCCACCAGAGAGAAGCGGATACGGCGAATGAAGTAATCAGCGAAAGGAGCATGGATGCCCTCTCCCGAGGCGCCGGCCACCTTGGACGTAGTGCCAGTGGGCGCGACGACCCTTGTCTTGATCGGGACGGGGATGCGCATCTGCCGGGCGTACTCGGCAGCAGCCGTGTCCACCTCGCTGGCCCAACCGCTGAGGTCGGTCTGAATCTCCCAGTCGTTCGGTGAGTCCGAGTAGGGAATGCCCAGCTTGGCCAGGTAGTCAGCGAAGCCCAGATGCCCGACACCGATCCTTCGGTAACGAGCGATGGCCGCAGCAGACTTAGGGTCATGGACCGGCGCGAACGTGGCCCTGATCAGGTAGCGAGTCATGAGCCGGTGAGCTTCGTCCAGGCCCTCGAAGTCGGGGTAGCCCTCGTCACTGACGAACGCTCCGAGGTTGACCGAGCCCAGACAGCAGGGCTCCCAAGGCGTCAACGTTGCCTCGCCACACGGGTTGGTGGTGAACGTGCCGTCGACTTCTCCCACTGCGGTCAGGCTGCTGTTCCAAAAGCCGGGCTCCCCATTGGAGAGTGCGCCTTCGGCCAGGCGCGCGAGCACCTGAGTGGCCTTGTCGTCCCCCGCCTTGACCTTCTCAATGAAGTCGTTGTCGACCTCGATACTGATGTTGGTGGTCCAGTGCTGAGTCATGTCGGCCTTGGACGACAGGAACAGTTCGATCTGTCCGTCAGCCCAATGCATGATCGACATGCGGGCCGATCGCCTCACTCCGCCGCTCACGATGCAGCGGGCTATCTCGTGATCAATCGACATAGCGTCCATGCCGGACAGGGGCCATCCTGCCGCGTCGTTGAGGATCGCCCCGACGTTGATCAGCAGCTCAGCGAACGGCCGAGGGCCGGACGCCGTGCCACCGAACGACTTCAGAGCAGCCCCCTTTTGCCGGACTCGGGACACGTCGTAGACACGGTTCACGTGCTGCACGTCGGTGCGGTGGGCGGTCCTGATCAGGTCCGAGAGGGCATCGGCCCATCCCTGCCGGGAGTCCTCTACGGCGTAGGCACCGGCCCACGTGTAGGCGTACTCGGTGGAGATCAGGCCCGCTTCCACCATGTCGAGGTAATCAGGATGCGAGGGGTCGCACACGATGTGAACACGCAGAGCGTTTTCGACGGTCGGGAAGTCATGCAGGTAGCGGTTCGAGTAATTGGACCCGACACCACCCCCCTCAGCAAGGCGGAGGAGAGTGAACGAAAAGTGCTCCTCCGGTGCGCTGGCATCCCAGCCAGCGGCCCAACAGTTGTTCAGCGCGAAGTTGTTCACGCCGCTCGCCTTCAGGTGCCGGCCTGCGGGCAGCAGCTTGAAGTTCTCGATCAGCTCGACCAGGGCCTCACGCTCGCCCGACTCGATGTAACGGGCGTCGACCAACGCAAGGTTGCCGTCTACGACTCGGCGGACGGTCTCAGGCCAGGTCTCAAGGGTGCCGTCAGGCTTCTCTCGCCGGTAGGTGCGCTCGTACACAGTCTGTGCGGTCTCGGTGTTCCAGTTGGTCATGCAGCTATGCAGCTCCCTTGGCAGTGCGGATGTGTCGGTTCATGGCGAGGGCCAGGGCGTCAACGGCCCGGTAGCCGCGACGCTGCTCGGCGTCGTCCGCGGCAGGCAGGCCGTAGACGAAGAGGCGCATGAGCAGGTCCCTGTAGTCATGGCTCACCCTGCTCAAAGCCTTCGAGGCGTCCAGGCGCGCGGACATGATGTTGTCCGTGATGGTGCAGCGGGTGAGGTCGTCCTTCTTGCCCATCTGGTCGGCAACCTCGTTGTCCGTGTAGATGAAGGACCGCAGCACGCCCCGGACCTCTTCGGGGGTGTAGTAGTACTGATCGTCCATGAGGTCGCGGTAGGCCCGCTCCTTGGCGGCGTAGCGCCGACCTGCGGTCCAAAAAATCTTTCGGATCAGCTCTTCGTCATGCTGGTACCGAGCGACGATGTGTTGCTCTTCCAGGGCGTGAACCAAAATTTCCTGCTTCACGTCGTCGGTCTCGACGACAGCCCACTTCCCCGCGATCTCGCGGGCGACCCTGCCCGCCAGTTCTCCGAGGCGTTCCCAGTCCAGCTCTGCCATTACGCCCCCTTAGCCGCGAACTTGCCGCGCGGCCCCCGCTTGATCTCTCCGAATCGCTGACCCTCGACCACGAACGAGCCGTCGTCCTCGACCGGTATCGCGTGGGGGGTTGCGTTGTACTTGCCGACGTAGAACAGGCCAAAGCCCTTCTGCCAGTTGGCAGGGCCGTTCTTGAGGTATCCGGCCTTCTTCACGTCCATGAGGTGCCCGACCTCGAAGCCGTAGATGGTCCGCAGCTTGCCGTTGTGCCCCGTGGTGTGCGGCGAGACGGCCAGCCGGTGCGTGTGGCCCATGACGACGCTCGTACCAGCCTTCACCGCCTTCAGCCGGGCCGTGGCACCCGGGACCTGGTTCATGCCAGGGCTCTCGTGTCCGTGGATGGCAACCCACCCAGGAGCGAAGGCGTAGTAGGGCTCTGCCTTCTCCACCTCGTAGGCCGCAAAGTCGAGAAGGTTCTCAAAGCGGTAAAAGGAGTCCTCAGCCGCCAGGGCGGGCGCCCTGCTCGCGAGGTACTTGCGCGGCCTCTCGTCGTGGTTGCCTTCCAGCACCTTCACGGGTCCGCCGTAGACCTCCCTCAGTGGTGTGAGGAAGTTGTCCTTGGTGTACTCCGAGTCCCTGATGACGTTGCCCTCGAACTCCGCCCTGGTACCTGCGGACCAGCGGGAGGGGGCCGGATAGTCAACCAGGTCACCGATCTGAATGACCTCGTCGGGCTGGTACTCGCCCACGAAGGTGAGGACATTGCGCATGGCGCGCTTGTCCTCGTAGGGGATCTGTGTGTCCGAGATGACGACTATTCGTTTCAGTGGGACTCCAGGCGCTTCAGCTCGAATTCGATGTACCGGGCGGCCTTCCTCAGGTCCTCGTCCGCGTCGCCCTTGCGGCCGGCGCGCATGATGTACTTCAGCGCGTTGCCCAGGTTGAAATTGAAGTGCTGCGTGACGTCGATGACTTCGAGGCCGTTGGGGAGCCAGGTGTAGTGAGTCGGGTGGTTGACCGGGTCACTGACCTCCTCCCCTCCCTCTACAGACGACAGTTCTTCCTCGGCGAACCCGAGGGTTTGACCGCTGCGGAATGTCACGGCGTAGGGAAAGACGTCGTCGACGATGCTCGTGATGACACCTCGCACGCCCTTGAATTGCGTGGTGTAAAGGGTGGCAGGATCTGAGATGACCACGACCTGACCCTCCGCGTACTTCACTCGGCCTCCAATTCGTGGTCGTAGAAGAAGGCGCCCAGTCGGTGAGCATATTGGTCCACCAGGACGGAGGTTGCTTCCTCCACCCGGGCATAGTTCACGGCCTGAGTGACGCCGGTCATTCCGGCTGTGCCGTCCTTTACGGAGTCCTTGACCCGGACGCGCGTTCCGGGCTCCCACTTGCTCTTCAAAGTCCGATCCTTTCCCGAAGCGCCTGAGGACCATGGGCGTGCATGAATGAATTGGAGTCGTTGCCGTCGCCGAGGATGATGACCTTGCTGTTCGGCAGCTCGGCGGCCCGCTTCTCCCCGGCCTCAATGCCTGGCTGGTCATCGTCACAGACCTGGTAGACGACCTCGAAGCCGAGATAGGCAGGGTTGAAGTGCGGGCGCCATGCAGAGGTTCCCTGGTAGGCCGTGGCGGGGACGTCTGCGACTGCCCACGCCATCGCGTCGAATTCGCCTTCCGTGTTCACGATGAAGGGACTCGTCGTGATGAGCGCTGGTGTGTTGAAGAGCCTCGGACAGTCACCGGGAACCGTCCTGTACTTGCCGTGCTTGTGGTGGGTCTCTTTGCGGAGGGGAGCCAGGTAGTTTCCGTCCTGGTCCTTCACGCACTCGTCTTGGATGCATCGGAATCTGACCGTCGCAACTCCATTGGCGCCCCGCGCCGGCCTGAGATACGGGATGACCAGCATTCCCGTGTACTGCTCATGGCCCGTTAGAGCCGAATGGACGTAGCCGATTCTGAACTTCTCCGCGACGCTGCCCAGGCCGCGGGCTTCCATGTACGCCTCGGCCGGACTGCCCTTGTACTGCTGGAAGTACGTCCTCGCCGCTTCCACCGAACCGGGCACGTGCAAACGTCTGTGCTTCTCTGAAGCCAATGCCTTCCTCGCGCTGTATTACGTCGTATGAGTCTTCAGTGATGTCGCAGACGAAACACGACCAGCGCTGTTTCTCTGTGTTCACCGAAGCGCTTGGGTTTTCTTCGGGATGGAGCGGGCAGAGCATCTTTTGCCACACTGCCCGCTCCTTCACCTTGATGCCGTAGTAGTGCAGCAGCACCCCGGCAATAGGCGGCTTAGTGGGCACTGGCCGGCGCCGGGGCCGGATCGCCGACCTTGCGAATGGTGACCGGGAAGTCGTACTTCCGATAGGCGGAGATCGTCAGGTCCCTCTCCCCGCGCCACTTTCGGTAGTCGAAGGTGATCTTCTTCTCGGCGGCCATTACAAATCCCCTTTACTTTCGTACGTGAACCTCGGCCCAAGAACCTTCCAGGCCGGGTAATCTTCGAGATAGTCCGCAGCTCGGCGGAGTACTTCGGGCCGATCTCGTGCACCTCGGGCGAGTAGCTGCCCATTGCACCTCTGGCAGAGAAGGCCGCGAATGGCCTCCGTTGCGTGGCAGTGGTCTACGGCGAGATTCGCACGGCGGGTCTCTCGGCAGATCGCGCAGGCGCCTCCCTGGGCCTCGAAGAGGAGTTGGTATTCCTCGTTCGTCAGGCCGTAGGTGGCTTTCAGCCGAGCGTTCCTTGAGGAAGCCCTTCTGGTTGCTTTCCTGCACGTGGAACAGACCTTGCCGCGCGGTGTGAAGAACTTGTCAGACCGGTTCTTCTCACATTTCTCGCATCTCCGGTATCCGCGGCGAGGATCAGGCACCGACCCTCAGCATTCCTTCAAGGCGAAGCTGGTTCTTGTGGTCAATCTCCGTCTCGACCAGGCGGCACAGTTGCGCCACCGGCATGAGAGTGGGGATCTGTCCAGCCAAGGTCACTACGGCGGAGTTGATTCCGCCCTTTCCGGCCGTGCGGAGCACCGAGGCGAGGCGCCTCAGGGGCAGGCCGCGTGACTGCCGGAAATTGAGTATCAGAACGGTGTCACCGGGAAGGTTCTCCGCACTTTCCAGGCCAGGGAACCGATTCTTGATGTCGGCACCAAACTCACGCTCAATATCGAAGCCGTTTGAACTCTTCATTTCCCGCCCCGCCCTTCCCTTACTTTCAAGGTAGATCAGCGTCGCCACAACTTCAACTTTTGATCCACGAAAAATGTGTGACCTAAAACTCAGCCGAGATGTCCGTCAGGCGCATGCTGGCGTTGTTGAAGTCGTAGCTGCTGAAGGTCTGGCCGGAGCTGTCCTCGAAGCCGCTGCGGTTCTTGACCGGGCTGACATGGAGGATGCGGCCGTCCATGCCGTCGATCTCCTTGTGGATGGTGAGGATCACCGAGGGGACGCGTCCGATCTTCCCCTTCACCCCCGACAGGGGGATGGGCTGGAGGCCATCGCTGTACTCGCCGACGACGTGATGCAGTCCAAGCACATGCGCGTTGGTGTCCCGAGCCATCTCGTTCAGGTACTCGCACATGGCTTCCAGGCCGAAGGTGAAGCTCTCCGCGCTGTCCGCGGCCCCACCGTCAACGTTGGTGATGTTGTCCACCACGATGAGGTGGGGGTCCATGCCGAAGATCTCGAAGTAGCAGGCTAGGTCTCGCTCCAAGTCGCCAGGCGTCGGCCGGGCCTCGAAGTTGAACCTGATCCACCAGCGCTTCCCCAGCTCGGTGTAGTACTCCCCGAACTCGTCCTTCACCAGCTTTCGCGTGACTTCCCGGACGTTCTGACCGGTGATGATCGCCGTGGCCCTGGTTAGCTGTGTGGCCGCGTTGGAGTCGGCCGAGAAGTAGAGCACTGGCACGTTGCCGTACAGCGCCAGGTTGGCCGCCAGGATCGACTTACCGGTGCCCGGCCCGGCTGCCACCAGCGACAGTTCACCTCGACGGAACTCGACCTCATGCTTCCCAAGTCCCTTGAAGGGGCTGGGGATCGGCTCGCCGGCCTCGCCCCTGGCGTTGACACTCTGAACGAGTGAGTACATCTGGCTCCTCTCTTCGCCACAACTTCAACTTTTAGCAGAAAAAAAACAGGCGTGCGACACGTCGCAGAACCGGCAGTCGTAGGAGGGCCGCGCTGGGAAGTCTCCCCGCTTCACGCCCGCGTCCATCGCCGCGTACCGCTCGCCCAGGTCCTCTTCGCTCACCTGGTCCAGCTTCACCGGCCGGGAAAGGCGCCCGTCCTTGGCCAGGTACCAGTCAGCATCGTTGACCTCGACGCCGTAGAGCTGCCGCACGGCGATGCCGTAGGTCTGAAGCTGGAACTTGGACTTGGTGCTGCCCGTCTTGAGGTCCCGAGGCCGCACGGCCCCATCCTTGACCGTGACGAGCTGGTCTATGTAGCCGCGGACCGCGACCCCGCCCAACTCGACCATGAAGTACAGCTCTAGCGACGGATCGCCTTCAGGCGTCTTCCAGATGGCCGGTCCGTTCTGGCGACTCCACTCGACGTAGTAGGCCGTCTGCTCCTGGCCCAGGACGTAGCGGCGCTCGATGTCCTCACCGCCGCTGTAGCGGCCAGCAGACAGCCACAGGTCGGTGTCCTCCTCCTTGTCCAGGGCCTTGTCTGTCATCTCGCTGTACTCGTCGCTGAAGAGCTGGACAGCCTCTTCCACGCTCATGGTCCGGCCGGACCTCTCGAACGCCTCGGCGGCCGAGTGGAAGGCGGTCCCGTGGTGGGACCAGGCCGCCGGCCTCGGGGTGACCCGCTCTACCCGCTGGAGGTAGAAGCGCCACGCACACTTCTCGTACTGCTCGGTCTGGCTGACGCTTCGGGGTTGTGTCTCAATGCTCAAGGGCGTACCGCCTTCGCGTATCGAACGATCTTGAATGAATTGCTGCCTTCCAGTTGGGCGTGAGGGCGGTTGAAGCTCTCGCGCTCCACCTGGAGGAAGGTCGGCGAGGCCGCCAACTCGGCCTCAAGGGCGCGCACACGGGCGTGCCCCTCTTCGTCCATCTGGTCGGACATGATCACGTCCACGTACTCAACCCCGTTGTGCGGCTGCCGTGGAAGGTGGGCCCGCGTCCAGATGATCAGCAGGCCGAACGTTTCGTCGTCCTCGGTGCACCGCATCTGAGTGCACTGATCGGTCAAGTCCCGGAGTTTGTCACGCAGTTGACGTTCCCTCTCTACAGAGTTCAGGAAGTCACTCAGCGTGGCTCCGCGCCTGAGTTTGTACAGGTCCGGAATGGCACCTTCATGCGGTACGTCTTCCTTGTCCCGGAGGTGAGGCGAGTGACTTCCGAGAGCCACCGTGGGGGTAGCTCCAGTGTCCTCTAGCCCAAGCTCCAGCGTCACGAGTGATCCCCCCATGCCTCACCCCGAAGGGTGCCCCTGTGTGCCTACTACACGGATCACTTGTGGTGCTCCTGTGAACAAAGGTAGCAAGGTTGCAGGCAGGTTAAAAGCAAAAGTTTCCGCAGGTGAGCCGCCCAACCCGTACAACCCTTGCCTTACTTGACGGGGTGTCATGTTCGCAGGAGTAATGATCAAGGATTAAGAATATGGATTAATACGACCAAGCCGGACACGTGCGGAGGCTCACCGTCCACATGTGGTTACTCAACGTGATGCATGAGAGCTGACGAAGTGTTGAAGAGCACATTTCGGCCAGGGAATCGAGCAGCGAAAGCACAATGAGCAAAACCTCCCGTCCATGCGCCACGGGAGGTCTAAACCAATTTACTGCTGATCACTTAGTGGAGCCTAACTGTGAGAATCCCCAGGAAGGTTCAGGGCCTCCCTTAGCTTGCCGGTCGGCAGCTCGCGGCCCGCAGGCCAGCGGATCACCCTCGGGCCGTCAGAGGACTCCCGAGGGACGAACACCCAAGGCTCCTCAGGCTGGTCGGGCTTGAAGTCCAGGACGACGTTGTCTGTCCTCAGCTTGCGCTCGAACCGCGCTGCGCTGCCGAGCTGGTTCGGCGTGAGGGTCTTGTCGCCGAGCTGCCTGCGCAGGAATGCGTACAGGTCCCGGGCCCTGTTCCTGCCGATGTACTTAGAGCGCTGCGTTTCTGCCGCGGGCCACGCGGCCTCAAGAATGTCTCGTGCCTGATTGCTGAAAGGCTGGCGCTTAATGCCCATTTCGCCCAGCCTTTTATTGACGGCCTGGACGGAAACGTCGTACTCCTCGGCGATTTCCTTATCGGAAGCACCATTCCTATAGAGCTTCAGAAGCTGAGGGTTATCCGGGAGTTTCGTCATCGGTCCTGTCCGTCCGGGGGCCTTGAGCGAGGGGCGTGGGGGGTACGGCAATGCGGGTCACCGTAGCGTCATTACCTCACACTTTCAAGTGTGATCCAGCCACTGACCAGGGATGACGGTCTTCAGAAAGTTGAGAATGTGACGTCGGTCTCAGTCCTGTCTTGAGTGTCAGTTGTCTTGAACTTTGTCACCGACGTCTTTAGTGAGAGAGCGAGTGAAACGAGCGAACGAACAGGTCAGGGAGACCTCATAGAACGACTGTTCGATACCGTTCTAAGTGGTAAGCGCTGTCTCGTTCGCATGGATGGACTGGCGACTCCAGGCCACGTGTACCCCTGAGTAACCAAGGGGTGACAGATGGCCTCAGATGAACAGTCCACATCACAGTTTCCTCTGTTGACCCCCTGTTGAGAGCCACATCCAGGGCGAGGGTCCGGGGGACGGCCCCGGCTGCCAGATCAGAATCCGGCCGGGGCCACAGACTTAGAAAGAAGGGCGGGGGACATGCCCAGAGCAAGAAGCATCTGCCTGCGACCTGGGTGTACGTCCCCGACTGTCCGAGATGGCAGGTGCACTGAGCACCAGGCGCGGAAGAGCTGGGATCGAGTCTCCGCCCGCAACGCCAGCCGCCCAGCGGACTGGCCCAAGCGAAGAGCGCGAGTCCTGGCGCGAGATCGCTTCCGCTGCCAGCTCTGCGGAGCCAGACAGCTGCTGGAGGTCGATCACATCGTTCCAGTGGCCCGAGGTGGCTCCTGGGAGCCAGACAACCTCTGGGTGCTGTGCAAGCCGTGCCACAAGCGCAAGACCTACAACGAGGACCGCTGAAGAGCGGTCACCATCCCTGATAGCTCAGACGGCAGAGCAGCGGACTGTTAATCCGCAGGTCCCTGGTTCGAGCCCAGGTCGGGGAGCTGTGCCCGTAGCTCAGAGGCCAGAGCGCCGCCCTCATAAGGCGGAGGTCACCGGTTCGAATCCGGTCGGGCGTACTGCGAGCAAGGGCATCCGGAGGCCCGCGCGGAAGTGCTGCCAGGAGGTACACCGTCCACGCCGGACGGAGATCAGGGGTTCAAATCCCCTCCGCGCACAAGTCTCGCCGGGCAGTGGCCCCCGTTATCGGCCACGTATGGGTGTAGCTCAGTTGGTAGAGCAGCGGTCTCCAAAGCCGCGCGTCGGAGGTTCGAGCCCTTCCACCTGTGCCATGCGGGTAGCTCCCGCAGTGTCCCGAAACTCCCCCTGATCAGGGGACGGAGGGGCGGTGTCCGTAGTTCAGCGGCCTAGAACTCCTCCCCTTCCGGGAGGCGACGCCGGTTCGAATCCGGTCGGACACACCATGAAGCCCGCCCCCACGACTCCGGGGGCGGGCTCTTTCATTCACGAAGGAGAGAGCGCATGAGTGCCTGCAATGGCCACTGCCCTGACTGCCCCTATGACTTCTGTGTGCCGGCCGCCCCCAAGGCGCCGAAGCCCAGCAGGGCGGCAGACCGGCGTAGTTGGCGTCAGGACGCACTCTTCGAGCTGGAAGACCTCGGAGACATCTGGGGTGTTGACATGAGCAAGGTGAGGCTGTGACTCGGGGACCTCGGCCGAAGGAAAACGCGGTCCGACGCAACAAGCACGAGCACGCCCAGGCCCTCGCCCCGAGCGCCACAGAGGGCCGAGCGCTTCCCGCTGGCCTCGGGATCAAGACGGCCGGGGGCCGCCGCTTCTGGAAGACCTGGGCGACTTCGCCGCAGGCCGCTAAGTGGGCTGAGACCGACTGGGCTGAGCTGGAGATCACAGTGAAGCTCGTGGACGCCTTCTTCCAGGGAGACGTGAAGCTCGCCGGTGAGATCCGTCAGCGCTCCGCCAAGTGGGGCGCCACCACCGAGGACCGAGCGCGCTTGCGCATGTCCTTCGAGGACCACGAGGACCAGGACGAGGCCGCAGGCGAGGAAGCCGCGGCCGTCGCATCGACCACAGACATGGATGAGGAGCTGTACCGGCTTCTAAGCGATTGAGGTGAACGCCCTTGCAGACAGGCAACCTGCCCGCAGGGGTACCAGCTCCACACGAAACACTCGGCTACGAGATCATCCGCTGGGCACAGAAGTACATCGTCCAGCCCGATGGCGAACGTGCCGGTGAGTCTTGGCGGTTCACCAAGGAACAGCTCCGCTTCGTCCTGTGGTTCTACGCCATCAACCCCGATGGGGGGTGGCGTTTCTCAGCTGGCACACTCCGACGTGCAAAAGGCTGGGGCAAGTTAGACCCCTCTCCTCGCCGCCCTGGCGATCGTTGAATTCATCGGCCCTTGCCGATTCTCCCACTTCAACGCCTTCGGCCTCCCCGTGGCCAAGCGTGTTCCGCTGCCTACCGTGCAGATCGGCGCCACTGCGCTCGACCAGACGGACCAGACGCTAGAGATGATCCGAGGAATGCTCTCGGAGTCACCTGCCGAGAAAGAATTTAATCTCGACATCGGCAAGAGCGTCATCCAGTTCAAGTCTGGCAAGCCCGGCACGATCAAGCCGAAGGCGACGGCCGGCCGAACCAATGAAGGTAACCGCCCAACTTTCGCCCTGATGGACGAGGTCCATCACTGGGTGGGCTCGAATGGTGGCCCTGACTTCTATCAGGTCATCAAGCGAAACATCGAGAAGACCGCTTCTGCCGGTTCTCGATGGGTCACCACGACCAACGCGTACAACCCGAATGAGGATTCGGTCGCTCAGCAGATCCACGAGTCGGACATGGTCCGTCAGGGATTCTGGCTGTACGACTGCATCGAAGGCGACATTGCCCAGGAAGACCTTCGGGACGAAGCCAAGGTTCAATACGCCCTCATACAGGCTTACGGGGATGCGACCTGGGCTGACATTGCCGGCCTGACACGCACGATCCTCCACGACCGCACCACACCGGACAGCACATACCTCCGCTTCTTCTTCAACACGATTGCGGAGTCTTCGGACGGCTGGATGTCCAAGGCCGAATGGTCGGCCTGCCTCGACGACCAGGACCCCATCAAACCCGGCGATCAGATCGCTATCGGATTCGATGGAAGTATCCGAGGAGACAGCACAGGGATAGTGGGTTGTCGCTTGAGGGACGGAAAGTTCTTCGTCCTCGGCCTCTGGGAAAACCCGCGCGACCCCAACAAACCTGACTGGGAAGTCGACGTTCTTTCCGTCGAAGCTGCTGTGGCTGACGCCTTCCGAACATACCGAGTCGAGTGGATGTACGCCGACCCGCCCTACTGGCAGGAAAATATCGGCCGCTGGGCTCTGGAACACGGAGACGATTACGTCTTCGAATTCTGGACCAACAAACCCACTCGGATGGTTCAGGCGATTGAACGCTTCCGCACGGCTTCGATGGTCCAAGACCTCAAGCACGACGGTAACGAGGATCTGGCCCGCCACATTCTCAACGCGGTGACCCGAGAGGTTCCGCAAGGAGTCCTCATCACGAAGGACTCTCCCCGTTCCAAGAAGAAGATCGACCTTGCGGTTTGTGCAGTCCTGGCATTCGAAGCCAGGGCCGATGCGATTGCAGATGGGCGGCTGAAGCAGAGGAGGCGGCGCGTAGTCGGCTTCTGAGTGAGGAAATAAATGATCGTACCGCCGAATGGCTATCAGGCGATGGCTCCGCCTTCCACTCCTAGGGAATGGCTGGACTACCTCTATGGGAAGCTACCCACTCCCAACTCGCCCGCACGCATCTACGCTCGGTACTACGAGGGCGAGCAGCAGAAGCTAGCTTTCTCCCAGGCTCGATTCAAGTCCGCCTTTGCTGATGTCTTTGAGCAGTGGCGAGACAACTTCTGCGGCATGATCATCGACTCCACGAATGAGCGGCTGCACATCGATTCCTTCCGCATCCCTGATGATCCGGGGACGGACAAGGAAGCCCGCGAGTTCTGGCAACGCTCCTCGATGGACGCCTTCTCGAACAGTGTCCACCTGGACTCGCTGATCCAAGGCGTCTCCTACGTGCTCGTGTGGGCGGACAAGGCCGGCGAGCCGACCATCACGCCTGTCTCAAGCGAGCAGATGGCCGTGCAGTACAAGGCCGGATCACTGACGGAGCTGGAGGCCGCGGGCCGCTTCTACACGGACTCCTGGGGTCGGCAGATAGCCACCCTGTGGACCGAGCAGTACGTCTACGAGCTGCCTGTAGGTGAGACCGACTGGGAGAAGGGCCGGATCGCCCGCAATCCGCTCGGCGTGGTGCCGGTGGTTCCGTTCTCCAACCGGGCACGGCTCATCGGCTCCCCGTACTCCGACCTGAAGAACGTCATCCCGATCCAGGACGCGATCAACAAGACGCTCATGGATGCCCTCACCGCGTCTGAGTTCGCGGCCTTTCCTCAGCGCTGGGTCACGGGCCTGGAAATCCAGGAGGACGAGAACGGCAATCCCATCGAGCCGTTCCAGGTCGCAGTAGACAAGCTCCTCCAGGCCGAGGACCCCGGAGCGAAATTCGGGTCCTTCTCCCCGGCTGACTTGAGTAACTATGCCGCGCTGGTCTCTCTTCTCCTTCAGCACATGGCCGCAGTCAGCCGCACCCCCCATCACTATTTCCTGGTGAACAGCGGCTCTGCCCCCTCGGGTGAGTCGCTGATTTCGGCTGAAGCCGGTCTTGTGGCGAAGGTCAGGGAACGCATGCTTCATTTCGGTGAAGCGTGGGAGCGAGTCATACGACTTTGCTTCGCGGTCAAGCGCGATAAGCGCCGGTTCGCCTACGGCATGGAGACCGTATGGAAGGACCCCGAATACCGAACCGAAGCCCAACATGTCGACGCCCTACTCAAATTGAAGCAGCTCAACGTTCCGGAAGAGCAGCTTTGGGCTGACGCGGGCTATTCGGCTGCCCAGATCGAAACCTTCCGCGAAATGCGTAAGGAAGACGCGAAGGCAGCGGCTGAAGTTCAGAAGCTCGGACCTCAGCCGGAAGCAACACCGGGTGGCGGACCCAAACCGCCTCAGGGCAACGCGGGCAACGTGAACCGCAAGTTGCACGAAACCAAGTAACGACCCGCCGAAATGGCGTGTCCATCCGAAATGGAATCAGTATGAGCGACGAGCAGACCCCTCAGGTTCCCGACGATAAGAAGCCGGACAACACTCCGCCTCCGACCGTCGAGGCCCTTCAGGCAGAGGTCGACAAGTGGAAGGCCCTTTCCCGCACGAATGAAAAGCGGTGGAACGAGGCGTCCACGGAGCTGGACACCATCAAGCAGCAGCACATGAGCGAGGCAGAGAAGGCCATCGAGGCCGCCAAGACAGAGGCCCGAAATGCCGCCCTGTCCGAGGTCGGCGCTTCGCTCGTAGAGGCGGAGATCCGTGCTCAGGCTGCGACTGCCGGCGTCTCAGTGCCCACCGAGTACCTGGACCTGAACCGATTCCTTGGGGAGAACGGCCGTGCAGACGCCGACAAGGTCAAGTCGTTCATCTCGTCTCTCCCGAAGCCCACTGCTTCGCCGGAATTCCCTCAGCTCATGGGGTCCGGCCATCACCAGGCAGGCGGCAACGACATTTCCACAATGGACCCGAATGAACTTGCGGATCTCATCGCAGGCGGGTCGTTCCTCTAAACCACAAACTTGAGAAAGCCCTTCGGTTCGCCGAGGGGCTTTTTTCATGCCCGGAGGCACCATGGCGCTTACCACGCATCACTTCAATCTTGACCCCAAGCAGGTCACCATCGCGGCTCTCGGTCTCCTCGACCGACAGCTCACCCTCGGTGGCATCCCGGCCCGATACTCGGAACTCAACTTCACTGGCGGCATCGGTGACGTGATCAACGTCAACCGTGAGTCGCGCGGTATTCCTGTTCAGGCGTCCGGTATCTCCTCGCCGATCACCAACCCCATCACCGGTGACAAGAACGTGTTCGCCGCGGCTTCCGACAGGCCGCTTCCGACTGCGGACCGCCGGGCCCCGAACGGCTTCATCAACGAGTCGCGGTTCCCCGTGCAGCTGACCACGCTGGCTCAGAACGCCTCGACGCTCAGCATGGAACAGGTCGCCTTCGACCTCCGCCAGTTCGGCTCTCAGGTCCTCAGCAAGCTCACCAGGGGCTTCGCCGAGTACTTCGACGACACCACGGCGAACTTCATCAAGCTGAACATCAACCGGTCCGGACTGACGGCCGGCCAGAAGAACGCCATCGGTGGCGACGTCACCGTGAGCATCCCGCAGGCGGACGGCACGGCCGCGAACATGTCCGCACGCGCTCTCGGCATCCGTACCGCGCTGGTCGACGCACGCATGGCGCTGAACATCGCCGACGTCCCGCAGAGTGAGCGATTCCTGATCGCTGGCCCCGAGGTCGAGGCGATCCTTCTGAAGGACCCCGAGTTCGTTGCCGTCGACTACTCGGGCGACACGAACGCCCTGCGTCGGGCCGTCGTCGGCCGCATCTACGGCTTCGACATCGTCATTCACAACAGCTTCGGCCTGGAGATGTACCTGTTCCACCGGAGCGCGCTCCTCATGGTCTCCGCGTGCCCGGCGATCCCGATGGGTGCCGTCAACGGCAGCACCCAGAACATCAACGGCATCGCGACCCGCATGTTGATCGACTACGACTTCGGCAAGAAGGCCGACACCATCGGCCTGGACACCATGTACGGTCTCGCGACCGTCAAGGAGGACCCCGACTTCAGCGTCCGAGGTACCGCCATCGGCGAGAAGTTCGTCAGGGGCCTGAAGATCACCATCACCGAGGTTGCTCCCGCTCCGTGATCGGCCTTCCCTTCTGAAGGGAGGGTCTAACTGATGCCACTGGCAACAGTTGCTGACGTGGTCGCCCGCCTAGGGCGGCCCGTAGCAGATGCCACGGAGGCCACTCGGATTGAGGCGTTCATCGAGGACGCAACCGCCCTGGTACTCGACTGGTGTCAGAGCGACTTCGCGCAGCACCAGGACGAGACGTTCACGCTCCCCATCTCGGGGAGCGACGTCGAGATTCCTCCGCGCTACCTTCCCGGCCTGAATATCTCGACCGTCGCCCTCGACGGCTTCGAGCTGCTGGCAGATGACTGGAAGCTCGTGGGACGTGTCCTCTTCCTGCGCTACGGCATCACGGCCGGCACGGTCACCCTCACTGGCTCGTGGGGGTGGCCGCTCGTGCCTCCGATCCTCAAGCAGGTCATCTGTAGTGAGGTCATTCGGTGGCTCGCTGTCTCTCCCGGCACGGTCCTGGAGAAGACCGGTGAACTCGAAGTCCAGTACGCCCAGACGGCCAACAATCCGGGTCTCTCCCAATCAGCCAAGGACAGCCTGAGGCGCTTCAGAAAGCAGGCTCGAACCCTGTCCCTCTGGCGCCCTGTGACCCCCTTCTAACCCCGGAGGTCACATGGCCCTGTTCAACGATTCGATCGAGATCCACCGGGCCCCACTCGTGGACGACGCCTACGGCAAGCATCGCGACTGGGACCAGGCCGTGAAGGTCTGGGGAGGGACAGGGGCCGCCCTCCCTTACCGGCGCTCCTACAAGCCTGAGCCAGCCGTCCGGGAGACGAGCCGTACGCGCATCACCGTCTACCTCCCCGGAGCTATCGACTTCGACTCGGCTGACCGTCTCCTGATCCGCGGTGAGTGGTGGGAGGCCGACGGCGACCCATGGCCCTGGCGCCTGGGCTCGCGGCAGTACACACAGCTCTACGCAAAGCGGGTGGCCAAGTGATCGAACGACCTGTCTCGGCTGACGGCCAGAGGCGAGGAAAGCGCTGGACCAAGTCCATCCGAGACGGCGTGATGTTCGAGACGGACGTCGGCTTCATGCTGCAAGAGATCCAACACGGCGGACGATACCGCGAGTTGGCCGCATATCACGCAGCGAAGATTGCCGCCGAGATCATCAAGGCGGCTCCTCGTGGCCCCCACAAGTTCACCGACGAATACTCGATCAAGAAGAATATTCACGCCAACGTGGAGAATTCGACGGCAGGTTGGATTGGCTACGTGACGATCGAGGAGAACCCGAAGGCTCGACACGCAATGCTTCAGGAACGCGGATACCGCGGACGTGACGGCATGCGCCATGAAGGCCGGTTCTACATCAAGGCCGTCCTGGAGAGGCAGCGCGTTGAATGAAAGTTGACCCGATACCTCTCCTCGTCGGATACCTCAAGTCTTGTCCCGGCATCCCTGCTGACTCGCCTACAGGCACTCTCGTGGGCAGGGAGCCAGGAGATACAACGCTATACGTCCTGCACAGCGGCGGATACCGAGTCGTCCGCGACGCGATGGACAAGGCCGATATCTGGTACGACGCATACCACCAGGACCGCGCCTCAGCCGCCGGCCTGGCGTACCTGACCCGTGAATTTCTCCTTGAGGATCTGCCCGGCAAGGTAATCAACGGTGTCCAGATTCTCGACGTGGTGGAGGTTTCCTCTCCGAGGTACATCCCCGACGAAGTCTCGCTTGAGGACGTGTACGGGGGCGAGGTCTCCATTTTCTACGTCGAAGCCTGACAACCCCACCGAGCCAAAACGCTCGGCCTGACGGCCCCTTAGGGGGCCGTTTTTGTTTTCCCTTCTTCAAGGAGCACGCATGGCAAATGATCCCGGCAAGATTCGGTTCGCTCCGAATGGCGCTCTCTTCGTCGCGCCGGCCCCGACCGGGGGCACTGGCAGCACGGTCCTCCCCGAAGACATCGGTGATGGCGGCGTTACCGCCCCCACCGGCTACAAGTCCTTCGGCTACGTGAATGAATCCGGCGTCACGATCACTCCGCAGGTCAACACGGACCCCGTCACCGCGTGGCAGTCCGCAGTTCCGGTCCTCTACAACGTCAAGGACGCCAGCTTCTCCATCAAGGCCACCCTGATGGAGACGAGCAAGATCACGACTGAGAACTTCTTCGGCGCGAAGTGGGTCGTCGACGCCACTGACCCCACGCTCTTCCGGCTCGACCTCTCCAGCGTGCCGACCCTCACTGAGCTGTCGCTCGCCGTGGACTGGGCCCACAACGGCAAGAACTACCGAGTCGTCATCCCCCGCGCGATGGTCTCCGACCGAGGAGCGATCACGCTTCAGCGCACCGCGGCTCAGGAATATGAGCTGACCTTCGAGGCCATGGACTTCTCCGGCTCGCTCGGATACGTCCTGACCGACGATGGCGCCGTGAACGTCTGACCTTTTCGCCTTTGCCGGGGAGGGCTAAATTCCCCGGCCTCTCTCACCCCATTCCCCTTTGCTTCCACTGGAGTTACCCATGTCTGCTGACAACGTTTCTGCTGCCGAGTCCGAGGCGACCGAAGAGCCCCGCGTCATCGAGCACAAGGGCATCGAACTGGTCATCCCGGCCCCGCTCGACTTCCCCCTCGACGTCATCGAGGCCGAGAACGAGGTAGAGGTCGTGCGCCTGGTCCTGGGCGAGAGCCAGTGGGCCAAGTACAAGGCCACCAAGCCGACGATCCGTTGCTTCCAGGAGCTTTCCGAGAAGGTCAACGGCAGCACGGGAAACTGATGTTGGCCGTCCGTGTCATTCGAGAACACCCCGAGGAACTTGAAGCTGACTTGCTGGAGTTCTTCGGGGTCGACCTCCTTGACCTGTGGCGTGGACGGCTATCTTTCCGTCGAATCGCAGTTCTGATCAAATCTCTCGGCCGCAGACATGGCCGGTCCAGCCTCGCAGCCGTCTTGGACGAGTCCGCGGAGTGGAGCACTGGCGACTACCTGCTTGCTCGAATCTCCGACGCGATGGAGATGAGCAACTTCCTCTTCCTCAAGGCGAATTCTGCTGAGGACAGCAAGATCACTGCCCCTGAGGCAATTCCCCGGCCTGGCGTCGAAGTCGAAGAGCCTGAGCCGCAATTCGAATATTCCTCCGGTGAGGAGGTGGCGAACTTCTTCGCCAACTTGAACAGCCTGTAGGGGGCGTAATGACTGCAACTGCCGGCATCAAGGTCGGAAACGCGTACATCGAGATCAACCCTCGGATGGACCAGGACCAGCTTGCCCGGCAGCTTGCCACGTTCGAAGAGGCCGTCCGCACCACCTACAAGCGCCAGTCGGACGTTACGAGGGCCTACGCCCGTCTCCAGGTCCAGCTTGAGCAGTGGGTCACCACCCAGTACGGAGCACAGGCCAAGAACCGGCTGTCGATCGTTGCCGACACCATCAAGGCCCGTAAGAAGCTGAGCCAGACCGAGTCTGCCGTTCTCCTCCAGGCGCTCGCTGAGGTCGAGAAGGCGGAGCTTGCGAGCGAGAAGCGCAAGACGACTGCCAAGCAGGCCGCAGCTCGGCGCAAGGAGCGGATCGCCCTCAACGCCCGTGATCTTGAGGTCAAGTTCGGTCAGGACGTCGCAGACGCCTACCTGGTCCAGATCAGGGCCATGCAGGCCGGTAAGACGAAGCTGACTCTCACCCAGATCAACGAGACGAAGCGCTGGGCTGAACTCGAACAGGCCGAGATCGCCAAGGTTGCCGCAGCACAGCGGGCTGCCCACCAGGACGCCATCCGCCTCGCTCGGGTCGAGGTGATGGAGAAGCAGAACGCAGCCCGGAAGATCCAGGCCGCATATACGGCCACCTTCCAGACGGTCAGGCGGAACCTGCTTCAGCAGATGGAGCTTGACCGGGCCGCAACGCTTCGCACGGTGGAGAACGAGCGTCAGAAGCAGCTCGCCATCCAGCAGACGGCCGCAGCTCAGCTTGCCTCCGCTAAGTCGAACCTGGCTCAGATCACCGCACTCACCTCCCGGTCGACCGCCACCATGGGCACCCGTTGGAAGAAGGTCGGCGGCGAGATCGAGCGGGTTGGCAACACTGCTCATGAGCTGGGCCGCACCCTGACGACGAGTGTCGTCACGCCGATGGCCGCGGCCGGCGCCGCGCTCACGGTCTGGGGTCTGAAGGCAGCCGACAACTTCCAGAACACCCAGACCAGCCTGACGAACATGGGCCTGGCGTTGAAGGACGCCAACGACCTGATGAACAACCTGACGGAGTACGGCCTTCACACCCCGTACTCGATCGGGGACATGCTCACCTACGGCACCCGGATCTCCCGTGCTGCTGGCGCGCACAACAAGGACTTCACCAGCGCGGACCCGGAGAAGCACGCCAAGGGCTCTGCCGAGGTCTCCCATGAAGCCCAAAACATTGTCCAGATGATTGGTGACCTCGCAGCGCGAGGCGGCATCACTGACTCTTCGATGGTCCAGCGCGGTTACTACGCGATGGAAAAGCTGATGGACGCGGACCGCGTTTCTCTCCGCGACATGAAGCAGCTCGAATACGCGATCAACATGCCGGTACAGGAGCTTGCTCAGCTCCTCGGCTTCACTGACGGCCGGTACACGAAGAAGGAAGTCGAGGAGTACAAGGCTGTCAACCCTGGCTTCCAGGCGAAGGCAGGCGACGTCTTCCCGGCGTCCGGTCAGATGCTTCGCGTCATGGCCAACGCGAAAACCACTGGCGGTGTTCGCGGTCAGGACATGGTCAAGAACCTTCTGGGCTACTGGGAAGGCGAGAAAGCAGTTCCCGGAGGCAAGCCGGACAAGTCCATCAAGGGCTCGGCTGAACTGCTGGGAACGGCGACCTTCGGTAGCCGCGTGTCGAACATGAAGGAATCTTCTCAGCAGGGCCTGAGGAAGATGTTCCAGCGCTTCAATCCCGAGACCGGGGAGCTTGAATACACCGGCCTCGGCGAGGCCATCATGGGCAAGCGGGTCCAGGTCAAGGGCAAGGACGGAAAGCTCCGCAACGAATGGAAGGGCGGGCTCCTCAACCAGGTATCCGGCATCGGCTCCAACCTCATGGGTGAGAACGGCGACGGTGCCGTACCTCAGCTCATGAAGGGCTTCGTCGAGGGCCTGACGCGCTTCGTCGGTTGGATCGACAAGATATCTGATGAGCTGGACAAGCACCCCGAAGTAGTCGCGGCTCTCAAGGAGTTCGGGAAGCTCGCTGCTGTCGTGGCACCTCTCATCCTCGCATTTGGTATCACGACCAAGATCTTCGGAATGCTGATCAAGCTGTCCTCTCCTCTGGTCTCAACGGTGGGGGCACTGCTCAAGGGTCTGAAGGGCGGCGGCAAGATCGTCGGACAGGTCATGTCCGGCGCCATGTCTGCGGCGAACGGGACCGGGTTCCGCAACGGCTACCAGGGTCAGCGAGCGGCCTACAACAACGGTGACGAGCGCAACCTTCGCCAGAGGGCGACTGATCGCGTACGCGGCAACAACCGTCAGGAGGAGACCCTTCGCCTCGACATCTCTCAGTACGAAGAGCAGATGCGGAAGGCCAAGGAGGAGGTTCAACAGCTCCAGGCCAGGATTCGTGAGCTGAACCGGCAGAACCTGAACAAGCTGGCCGGTGAGGCGGCCGGCAAGGACTCCAGCGTCGAGGCCGCGGCCAAGAAGGCTGCGAAGGCCACCGGCAAAGCCACCTCCGCAGCGGAGAAGCTGAACAAGGCCAAGCTCAACGCACTGAAGAGTCAGTACAGCGGCAACACGTCTACGGCCAACGGCCTCGGATCGGCCACGGTCAACGTGTCGTCCAAGGTCAAGTCGCTCAACGGCAGAAGCCTGAAGTCCCTGAAGGGACAGTTCAAGGACGTCGGGGACGCGGCAGACAAGGCGTACAAGAAGGCGTCGACCCTCACGGGCGAGGTCAAGACGCTCAACGGCAAGAAGCTGGGGAGCGTCACCAAGGAGGTCAACAACCTCAAGGATGCCCTGGGGAAGACCAACGACAAGGCGGTCCTTCTCAACACCTCGCTCGACCACATCGACAACCACAAGAGCGGGAGTTCAGGCAGCTCCAAGACCAAGAAGCCCAAGAAGAACGCCAAGGGCGGCATCATGCCGGGCTACGCGCCTGGCGTCGACAACATCCCGGCCATCCTCAGCCCTGGTGAGGCGGTTCTTCGCCCCGAGGTCACTCACGCTCTCGGTGCCGAACGAATCAATAGTTGGAACAGCATGGCCGTCCGCGGCAAGTTGTCCCGCAAGTTCGCCAAGGGTGGCATCGTCGGCAAGCTGGGCCTAGACAAGCTCATCGACGCATCGAAGAACTTCAACATCTGGCCGGACGCTTCGAGCGCCCTCGCCACGATGACAATGGACAGCTCTTCGCGGAAGCTCGGTGGGTCGCTTCAGACCGGTGTCGTTGGCTCGGGTACTGCTGGCTCGCACTTCGTTGGGTCGGACCTGGCCGAGAAGTTCAAGGGCATGTTCGACTTCACGACGAAGGATTCTTGGAAGATCCTGAAGAAGCTGCCGATCCCCGACGGCTGGTCTCAGGTCATCGGCATTCTCGGTGGAGCCCTTACGCCCATTTCCGGTCAGTATTTCTGGGATGACGTTTGGAAGGGTGAGGGAAACATCCTCCAGCGAGGCGGGGCATATCTCAATGACATGTTCTCCTTCAAGACCTTGAAGGGCGTTGTCTCGAACCTCTTCGGGGGCGTCTGGGATTCCGTGAAGTCGCTTTTCCAGGGAGGAAAGGCGCTTCTGACTGACCCGATTGGGACGGTCAAGGACAGCATCACCGGCCTCTGGGAGCTGGGCGTGTCCGAGTACGACGGCGTGACGGACATGATCAAGGCACTGCGGTCCATGTGGGAAAGCCCGATGGACTACGCGGACCAGGTCATCTCAGACACATACGCCACGGCGAAGGAATCCCTCCCCAACCTTGAGGGCCTGTTCGACTTCAGCGGCGATCACCTGACCGCCAAGAAGCCGGACGTCTCCAAGCTGGTGGACGGACAGCTCAGCACTCCGGGAACTGGCTCCGCGGTGAGCCGCTGGACGCCTCAGGTGAAGATGGCGCTCGCCCAGCTCGGTCTTCCGGCCTCAGCCCTCGACCTCGTGCTTCACCGCATTCAGGTCGAGTCGGGAGGCAACCCCAAGGCAATCAACAACTGGGACAGCAACGCGAAGGCCGGCCACCCGTCGCAGGGCCTGATGCAGACGATCCCAGGGACCTTCGCGGCCTACGCTGGCCCATACAGGTCACGGGGCATCACTGACCCCCTGGCCTCCATCTATGCCGGACTGAACTATGCGAGCCACCGCTACGGCTCGGGGTGGATGAAGGCCCTTGCAGGCAACAAGGGTTACGCCTCCGGCACCAGTGGCGCCGAGCGTGGCTGGGCGTGGGTCGGCGAGCGGGGCCCGGAATTGGTGAACTTCAGCGGCGGTGAGACCGTCCTGAACCACCAGGACAGCATGCTCTCCACGGCCAACGTGCGCAGGGGCTACGCCTCTGGCACAACATCCAAGAGGACGACGGGTGTTGCTGCGGACGCCGAGAAGGGCGTGTCCTCGCTCAACAGCGCGGTGAAGAAGCTCTACGAGATCATCAAGCAGGCGTTCACCTCTGGCCGTATCGGCTCGGGGACCGCAAACAGCTTGAACAAGTGGCTGGACAAGGAGAACAAGAAGCTCCAGTCCCTCGTAAAGCAGCGTGCCGACCTGGCGCCGAAGCTGAAGGCCGCGAACGAGGCCCTGGCGAAGGTCAAGAAGGACGAAGCCGCCATGGCTTCGTCCATCTCCGACAAGTCGAAGGAACAGCGGTCTCTCACGACCATCTTCAACACGGATGGCGTGTCTGTCTCCTCGGCCATCAGCGGACTCAAGGCACGTCTGGCCAACATCAAGACGTTCCAGTCCAACGTCAGCGCACTGGTAAAGCGCGGCTTCTCCAAGGACATCATCTCGGAGATTGCTGCCGCTGGCCCCGAAGAGGGCGGCGCCATGGCGAAGGAGCTACTGAGCGCCACCTCGACTCAGGTCAAGGACTTCAACGCCACCTATGCGGCCATCGGGACGGCTTCTGACTCCCTCGGGAAGTCGGTCGCGGGCTCGTACTACGCCGCTGGCAAGAAGGCAGCTCAGAGTCTCGTCGACGGCCTTACCGCCAAGGACAAGGGTCTGATCAAGAAGATTGAGGGCCTGGCTGACGAGATCACCAAGACCCTCAAGAAGAAGCTGCACTTCAACTCGAAGACGCCCGTTAGTTCAGGGCTGGCATCGCTTCTTACCTGGCTCACGGGAGATTCCCAGGCAGTCAAGGGCGGGGGGTCCACCGCCAAGAAGAAGTCGACCAGGGTCACCACGTCCTATTCGACAGATTCCAAGGGCCGGAAGGTCACGACGGTCACCACTACGGTCACCGACCCCGCAAAGGGGACTACCACGACGACCACCGAAAGGACCGTCGGAGGTAAGACCACCAAGACCACCAAGGTTAGCAAGGTAAAGGGCTACTACACCGGTACCCTATCGGCTTCTCCCGGTATGGCCCTCGTTGGCGAAAAGGGACCCGAGCTTGTCAATTTCGGTGGTGGCGAGCGTGTCTACAACGCCCGAAAGACGGCCGACATGATGGGGCCTCGCTACGAGATCCACATTCACGAAGCCAAGTCCGAGAACACAACTCAGGCTGTGCTCCGAGCGATGAAGTACGCAGAGGTGATGGCCGCCATGTAATCGACTAGGAGTGCTCAATGCCGATTCCCGCACGGCCAGTAGTCCCGGAAAGCGGAGCATGGAAGCAGCAGCTTCATGTTCCGGTCCCGGAGGATTGGCGGAACACATACGTGTCGATCAGAGGCGCCAACGGTCAGGGGGAGGAAATCCCCCTGACCGGCTTCAGGTCCTCTGCTTGGCCGGCCATCATTCTTCAGCCGGGAGCTTCGGGGTTGGACATGCCTCCGTTCGAGCTGCATACCGATGACTCTCCCAATCTAGACGGCTCGATGTATCGAAGTTCCAGGGCGGCAGCCAGGCAGATACTTTTGCCTGTCTTCGTCTACGGCATCGACCGAAAGACGCTACGCGCCTTCAAACGCAAGCTAGCCAATGCCCTGAATCCAAAGCTCGGATACTGCGTTCTGACCTTCATCGAATCGGATGGAGTATCCCGCAGCATTCAGTGCTACTACACGGGGGGCATGGAAGGAAATGAATCGGCGGATTCCGCGGGATTCCGATGGATCTCCTACGGGGTCCAGCTCAGTGCCGTCGACCCGTGGTTCTACGGAGACACGCAGGTCGCGGCGAGTTGGGCATTCGGATCAGCCCAACCCTTCCTGGGCAATCCCTTCTTCCCGATCAGGCTCGGACAGGGGACAACGTCCTCGGGAACCATCGAGGTCACCAACCCCGGCGACATCGAGGCTTGGCCCGTGTGGAAAATCACGGGCCCCCTGAAGAGCTTCACCTTCACCGGACCGACCCCGCCCCCAGTCAACGGCCAGGTACAAGAGCCTCCGAGCTGGGGCGTCCCGGCACAGGCCGGCGGAGCTGACGCACTCCCAATCGGCCGCACACTCACTGTCGATTGCCGCCCCGGATACAAGACCATCACAGACGACCAGGGAACGAATTATTTCCCGAAGCTGTCGCCCAACCCTTCTCTCTGGTCGGTGCCCCCTGGCACCTCGACCGTTCAAGCCAACCTTGTCGCGGGAAGCGGAATCCCGTCCGTGACAGTGACGCTTGATCCCCGCTATGCGAGCTACTGACATGAGGTGTTCATGGGTTATCGAGTGGAGGTGCGCGACGCTGCACTCAACCGAATAGGTGTGATTGACACCTGGATCTCGATGGACTTGGTGGTTCGATACTGCCAACAGGGTTCCTGGCAACTCCTTGTCGGGGCTGGAACTCCACAGGCTGACATTCTCCAGAAGGGCGGCGGAGTCGCCATCTATCAGGATGGTGTCGACCTGCCGATTCTCACGGGACAGATCGAGTCCTTTCAGCACTACTGGACGAACGATCAACACACCTCACTCGGATCGCTCTACTTCGGCGGGAAGTGTGACAACAAGCTGGCTTACAACAAGCTGGCATACCCGGACCCGACGAAGCTCGCAACGCAGCAGTGGCAGGCAGACGACAGCGGCCGGAAAGTCTCAGGGCCAGCAGGTCACCTGATCTGGTCCGAGCTGAATCAGGCTATGGGCCCCGGAGCCCTGGCCAACCGCCAACAGGCCGGCGTGGTCATCGGCGACGACGTGACGTTCGGAAAAGCCGTGTCGGACAACCTTCAGTGGGACGTCATCGGCACGAAGATTGAGAGCTGGATCGACACCACGACGACCGGCTACAGGTTCCTGTACGACCCCAACGAAAAGGCCATCAACCTTCATCTGTTCACCCCCCGGAATCTCTCCAAGGACGTCCGCTTCAGCCGGGACCTGGGCAACCTGAGGGAATTTACCTGGAACCTGACCGCTCCTGCCGTTACGCGCGTCATCGTGGCTTGCCAGGGCACCGGAAAGAACCGGTATCTGTACCAGCAGATCGACAGCGAATCTGAAACCGAGTGGGGCCTTCAGATCGAGCAGTTCATCGACCGCAGGGACCTCCCCATCAAGGCAGACCCGGCCACGGGACAGCCGGTAAAGGCCGATCTTTCCGTGACGGACGAGGATTTCACCACCGCCAAACAGGCCGTGCTCGACGCTGCCACAGAGGCTCTGACCGCTGGCGCCAAGAACGGAAACTTCCAGATCTACCCGATCGACACTCCGCACATCAAGTTCGGACGAGACTACTTCGTCGGAGACATCGTCACCGTCTCCATTGATGGCACCGAGTACGTGGACATTGTGCGTGAAGTTTCCATCACCGTGGACCAGGGCGGGCAGACCGAAACCGTGTCCCCGACCATCGGCGAACAGGGCTCAGGCAACCCGCTCAATTTGTACAAGACGGTATTCGAAATGCGTGAGAAGCTGCGCAGGCTAGAGGCGAGGATGTAATGGCAAACGAGATCAGCTATCCATTCAACACTGATAGCCCTGGTGGCGGGTCCCAGATGATGTCACATGGCCAGTGGCAAGTCATGGCGAAACTGTTCGGCAAGGATCGCGTCGACTACCGACTGACGGCCAACAGCATCGACTCAACGACCCTGCCCTTCTACGCCGCCGTGGTCAGCGGGACGTCCGTGTCCATCGCACCTGGTAGGGCCCTGGTGGGCGGCTTCTACTACCAGAACACCGCTACGCAGACGGTCACGATCGCAGCCAACACCGGAGCACTACCGCGGACTGACCTGATCGTTCTCCGTGCGGACCTCACATCCGCAGGCCAAGTCAACCTGAAGGTTGTGCAGGGCCAGCCCGCAGCCTCCCCGCAGTGGCCTGGCCTCACCAAGGCACCTGGCTACCTGTGGGAGATGCCGCTTCACGTGGTCAACGTGCCGGCCAACAGCGGGGCTCTAAGCCTCATCAACGTCATGCCGTACGACATGCCCGAGCACGTAGCAGCACCGTGGAACGTGAACGAGGCGGGTTCCTTCCAGCAGGTCGGCACCTTCGTCTACGACATGGACAACAACACCAACTCCAGTCAGATGGAGTACTTCAAGGGCCGCGACGGATTCGTGACCACCAGGCACCTCGGCAAGTCCACGACCTACACACCCAACCTGTTCAACGGCAAGACCGCGTTGGGTGCGGAGAACCGTACTGGCCGGTGGCGTTATGTCGCGCCGAACGTAGTCCACGTCTCGATGAACTTCACAGCCTACGAGGACCAAGGCGTCGTGGTCTCCGGTAGCAACTGGTACCTGGGCGCCACGCTGCCGAAGCCCGCCAACGGCCAGATCCGCCAGGTACTCACCGGCTTCCTGTCGAACCCCGACGTCCAAGGGGGCCTGCCGAACGCCGCACAGGTGATTGCACAGACTCAGGCCAACTCCCCGAACCTGACCCTCTACATCCCCAACCCGAACAACCTCGCTCAGGGCTTGGACGGATTCCGGACGCTCCCGCCCCGGTCAACGCTCAACATCTCCGGAACTTACGAGGCGAACGAGTTCGGCGCCTAACCCTCAACCTCTCTTAGCACTTCGGCCCCCGGTATCTCCGGCAGGGCCTTTTTTCATGCCCTGACACAGGAGGTGCCGCGTGGCACGAAATCTCTTTGGCGGCAGCGCTGCCGACGTCGCCGAGGATGTGAACGGTGCCCGCGTCCCTGGCGCTGTCGGCACTGCTTGGGACGGCCCCACGACCGGGGCCGTACGGATCACTGACCTGACCGACCTTGACGGAGCGCCGATACCGACGCTCACAGCGGACAGTCGAGGCTTCCTGCCCGCCTTCTTCGGCCCCGATGGCGCAGAGCGCCTGTGGGTCGACTTCGGGGCCGGCAAGGTCGCGCTGACGTCCGTGACCGTGGGCGAGCGACTGGACAGCCACATCAACGCGCCCGACCCTCACGGCTCCAAGGCCGCGGCACTCGCGGAGTTCAATGCGCAGAAGGCTGCGGCCAACGGAATTGCGACGCTCGACGCGTTCGGCCTCGTGCCTGAGTCCCAGATACCAACGCCACAGATGGCGGACTGGATCAGCGTCAAGGCACCCGCCTACGGCGCACTGGGGAACGGAACCGCTGACGACACAACCGCCATTCGCGCCGCCATCAACGCGGCGGGTATCGGCGGAGTCGTTTACTTCCCCAAGGGCGTATACCGAATCTCGGGAACTCTGGACCTTCCCCGAGGTGTAACCCTCATGGGGTCTCACTCCAACCTGATGATTGGCCCCGGGATGGTCGACGACGACTTTCCTTGCTACATCCAGGCCCTTCCGTCGATGACGACTGGCGCCATGATTCAGATAGTCGGCGACGCTGACGGAACGCATCCGGCGATCAACGGCGAACAGCGCATCTACAATCTGATGCTCGACGGCTCCAAGGTCACGACCGGGAACCTGGACGGAATCTACGCCAGAGGAAACGTTCAGAACGTCGTCATGCGTGATGTCTGCATCCGGAAAATGCCGAACAACGGCATCATCACGGGATCGAATGCGGGAGGAGAGTGGCCTTACTCCTGGCGCCTTCACTCGGTCATGGTGGACAACTGCAAGGCCAACGGCATCGTATTCGACCGTCAGACTGACCTCTCGATGATCGACGTCCAGGTCATCGGCTGCTGGTCTACCGGCATCAAACTGTCCAACTCCGCGAACACCATCCTCGAAGCATGCCGCGTCGAGTGGTGCGGCGGCTACGGTTTCCACTTCACCGGAGCATGGGGCAACTGGCCCGGCTCTGGCTCCATGACCATGTCGGCCTGCACCACCGACCGAAACGGCTGGGACGGCGTGAGGATCGACGCCACCGGCAACGGTCCCTTCCTCATCAACGCACTCAACACTCGACGTGATGGGCGCAATGGTGGCCCTGGAGGTGGCAAGTATGCAGGCTTGGCCCTGCTCAACCGGGCTCCAGTCGTTGTGACTGGCCTCGGCTGCTACGTGGGCACTGACGACGGTGGCACGGCCAACACGAGCCCTCAGTACGGCGTCCGCATCGCCGGCGCTCGCGACGTGAACGTGCTCGGCGCCTACCTGCACGGCCTCACCGCTGGAGTCTTCCAGGAGGGCGTCAACGAACGAATTAAGTTCACGGCCATCACCACTGTTGCCGGTAACAACTACGCCGAGGACCGAGTTCAGGCGTAACCCCCACCTCTTAGGCGGCTGCGGATTTCCCGCAGCCGCCTTTGTGTTGCCCTCTGGAGCCTCATGCCTGTTTCTCAGTTCTTCTCCATGGCGGGAGCCCTCGCCTCTCTAGCGGCGGCTGCCGTGGTTGTACTCGCCGGATTCCGCACTAGTTCCGCAAAGGTCTGGCGCGAAGAGGCGGAGGCCCAGAAGCAAAGGGCCGACCGCCTTTCCGGTGACCTCACAGAGATCAAGAACCGCCTAACCAGGATCGAGCAGGAAAATGCCCGGCTGATCCAACTACTGACTTCTCTCGACCCTGCCCGCCTTGCCGTTATCCGGCTGGCAACCAACCCCACGGAGGACTAATGGCTGCCCCCATGACTTCAGCTCAGCTTCTTGCACAGCTCAAGAAGTTCGGCATCACGTTCAAGGAATACAAGAACTGGGAGACCCACAACCGGAACCATAAGGGCAAGTGGGGCCCCGTACATGGCCTGATGGTGCACCACACCGGTACTGATTCCAAGGACCAGCGAGAGCTTCTGTACGCGGGCACGGCAACTCTTCCCGGCCCCCTCTGTCATTTCGGCCTCGCCCAGGATGGCACCATTCACCTTGTCGGCTGGGGCCGCGCGAATCACGCGGGCCTCGGCGACGATGACGTCCTTGACGCTGTTATCGCGGAGAAGGAAATTCCGCACGACGACGAGAGCAACACCGACGGAAACGCCCGCTTCTACGGCGTCGAAATCTGGTACTCGGGCAGTCACAAGATGACCGATGCCCAGTACGAGACTCTTCGCAAGCTCGCTGCGGCTGTCTGCGACTTCCACGACTGGGACGAGCACAGCGTGATAGGTCACGGCGAGTGGGGCAGCCCCGGTAAGTGGGACCCGGGCATCTCCCCCGGCAAGATGATGGACATGGACAAGGTCCGGTCGGACATCAAGGTGACCATCGCCGACAGCAAGCCCGCCGAGACCAAGCCCGCGGCTCCCAAGCCGGCACCGAAGCCGAAGCCTGCTCCCAAGCCTGCCGCGCCTGCCTTCCCCGGTACCAGCTTCTTCCGCTCTGGCGCCAAGAACCAGTACGTCACCCAGCTCGGCAAGCAGCTCGTCAAGAAGGGCTTCGGGAAGTACTACCACGAAGGTCCCGGACCTCACTGGACTGTCGCTGACCGCAACGCCGTCAAGGCTTTCCAGCTTGCCCACAAGGAACTGAAGGGTGACGCGGACGGGTACCCCGGCCCACTCACCTGGCGAATCCTGTTCAGCTAAGGGGGACCGATGACCAACTTCCTGTCCAAGCACGGAGCACGAATTTATTCAGTACTCGCCGCCCTGGTACCGGCGCTCGTGCTGATCTGGCCCCGCGTCCCGTGGGAAGCCCTAGTAACCGCGTCTGCGGCTCTGCTCGGCCTCGGTGTGGCTTCCGCCCGCCACGAGGACACCAAGACCATCAAGGCCCTGTACCAGGACAGCCCCTTCGAGGCTGAGCTTCGCGGCGAGTAGCCCGACCATGAACTAGGTGGAGGGGTCCACCTGGGTTGAGAGATGAGAGTGCCCCCCAGCCTTCGGGCTGGGGGGCCTTTCTGCGTTTCAGGCCGCTGTCAGCTAGGCGCCTGCCTTCTCGTAAGCCTCGCGAATGCTTGCGGGGACACGGCCACGGTCGTTGACCTCGTAGCCATTCTCCTTGGCCCACTGACGGATAGCCGCCGTGTCCTCGCTGGTGCTCTTGGCCGCGCCAGACGACCGGCCGCGGGCTCCTGCGGAGCGGCCGACTTTCCGGCCCGCCTCGATGTACGGCTCCAGGGCCTTGCGGAGCTTGTCAGCGTTGGCGCTCTTGAGGTCGATCTCGAACACCTTGCCGTCGACCCCGAACGTCAGAGTCTCGTCGGCCTCGCCGCCATCAAGGTCATCGGTGAGGAGAACAACCGTGCGCTGAGCCATCTTTAGATCCTGCCTTCTGTATCTGTGGTGTGTGTATGAGACCACAAGCAAAAGGCGTCCGACACGTCGGTTGTCGAACGCTCGATGCTGTCCCCTACCATGTATGTGCGCGGCCCTGGGAGCTTAGGACTTCCAGGGCCGCGTTCACTTGCCTTCCCGTGCCCACTGCTCGCAACGGCGCTTCCAGTACGCCTTGGCCTGGTCCGTGTTGCCTTCCTCGGCCAGTTCGAGGAAGTTCTCAGGCACCTCGTATCGTCCAGCAGGCATGGACTCTTCCACGGCCGCAGGCTTCTCCTCTCGCAAGGGGGTCTGTGCGGGGGCCCAGTGGATCTGAGAGGTCAGGGTGCAGGTCATGACCTTCTCCTGCGTCTTCACGTCGATGAGGTCGTGCCGGCCATCGCCGGTGTAGATGACGTTGACCTTTACCCACTGGCCCGGCTCGGGGTTCCTCTTCCCTGCCTTGCCACCGAACCAGATGACCAGACCGTGAGAGTGGTACCGCCCTGGCAGGCCCATGACATTCCGAAGCTCTCCCGACCTCCACTTGGCCGGAGTTCCGGGCTCCTGGTCCTGGTGCTCGTCGTCCTCCAGGGCCTCGCCCTCGTAGATGCCAGCGAGCTGCTTGAGCTGCTGCCCGATGCCTCCCTTCAGCGGCGCTTCCGCGTCCGGCCAGATTTGCCGAACCCCCTTCACGTACTTCTCTCCTCCGAGGACGGTGACCTTCGCGTCCAACAGGCCCAGCTTCTCGACCTGTTGCCTCACGAACCCGAGCCGAACACTGCCCTTGTCGCCGAGCTTCAGGTCGTAGTTCTCGATCTCCTCAGTGAGAGGGATGAGCCCGTACTTCGCACTGAGCACCATCGTGGGGCCGTCCATGACCTCGGCGGCCAACAGGCAGGCGGTGAAGTAATTCCCGATGTAGCGCTCGTCGGCGGGGATCTTCCCTGGCCTCTGCGACTTCTTACCTCCGCAGGCGATGACGACCAGGCGCTTGGGCTCCTGCGGCTCGTCGTCCTGCCGGGCCTCGTTCTCGTCCGACCCCTGGGCCTCGTTGACCAGTTCGGGGGTAGGCGCCTCGACGGCCCACACGTGCGACATGCTGTGAACCACCTCAACCACCTCTTGCGTCTGGGCGTCCACCAGCTTGTTCTTGCCCTTCTCGGAGTCACGCCACCGGACGTAGACCAGCGGGCCGTTGTCGTTCGCGGCCTCCTTCGCACTGCCCCCGTAGTAGAAGTAGCTCGGGTCATCGCTCCACTTGACCAGGTCCCCCATGCGCTTCTTTGCCCAGTCCCGAGACAGCGTGTCGTCCTGCTCCTGGGGCTCGTCGTCCTGCATCTCCGGCCCTCGGCCGCGAATGGCCTCCGCGAAGCCCGCGGCCGTCAGCTTCGCGGACTCGTCCGTCTTGGGCTCCTGGTCCTCGTTGATCTCCAGGTATCCCCGGATGAGCCTTTCCGCCTGGCCATACGTCACCTGGTAAGTGAGCAGGAACTTCGTGGCCGCACGCTTCACGGCCGGGTGATCGTGCTCCTTGAGTCGTTCCACCCGCGCCAGGAACCAGCCCAGCGTTTCGGCACGGACCCGTCCGGAGGCGCCGGCCGTCGCCCAACTCATGGCCTTCATGTCGGCCCGTACGACCTCGGACACGTCCTTGTACTTGGAGATGTCCAGGCTGTACGTGCCCATGAACTGACCAGCCAGGCTCTTGGGCATCTTGATCGCGTACCGGGTCTCTCGCGGGTCGTCCGGCTCATACTCCAGCTCGAACTTGAGCATCGACTTCGCGGCCATGACGTCGTTGCCGTTGTCGCTGTTGAGCCAGTCACGGGCGATGTCCAGCAGTTCCCCGATGGCTTCATTGGTCAGCTCGATCTCGCAGGACCTGAGGGAGCTTTCCCCTCGCTCCTCCAGACCCTTGCCAGCCTCCACACAGGCTCGCTTGAGGTCCCGTTCCCCGCTGGACAGCGGGTTGAGGTTCTTGATGACGTGTCGGCGAAGCTGTCCGGGCACGTGAAGTGTCTTGGTCATTGGATCTGGCTCCTGGCACGAAAAAAGGCGCCCGATAGGGGCGCCTTGCGGATGGTGTCAATTCACTTGTGCTGTATGTGCACTTGGTCCTAGTTACGCACCAGGACCTCTGTCTCGCTGATGATGCGTATCCGACTTGCGTCGTACTGCGCGAGTTCGAGTGCCACCTTCATGACCTCGGGACGCACCTTCAGCGTTGTCTTCGTACGACCGTTGCGCGATGCCTTGCGGTGACTTTCAGACATCCGCCGAAGGGTCCGCTGCCGCCGCTGCTCCCGCTCCGCCTCGTCTCGGCGGTGCCACTCAGCGGAGCCCTTCGCGATCGTCTTTTCCCTCGCAGCTGAGGTGTTCCGCAACTGTCCGACCGGCTTGGCACACATAGGCACCTCTCCCGTGTCACCCCCAGTGAGCCTTGGTCGGTCGGTCCCGAGACTCAACTGTCTGTCATCCCCCGCACACCGCATGTGCCCCAGTGGTCATGGCCGAAAACCGTGCAAGGGGCATGAATGTTTAGAGAAGTGCTGCGATCGGGTTCGTGCTCGGCGCCGGCGAGGGGGCAGCCGACTTTGCGGCCTGCCTGGTGCGAGCAGGCTTCGCCTTGGGCCTGACGGCCTTGTCGGACTTGGTCTTCGCCTTCGCCTTCGCCTTGGGCTTCAGCTGTGGAGTGGGCTCGATCGACCTCACCACCCGGAGCTTCACGGGCTCGGGAGCCTGTTCGGGGGCCTCCTCCGCCTTCTTCTCGGGCTCGTCCGTGAGCAGTCGATACATGATCGGCTTGGCCCCTCGGCCCTCCTGCATGAGCTTGTAGACCTCGACGTCATTCATGCCATCGACGGCCTCTCGGATCGCCGCAGCATTGGCACGGGTGCCCAGGGCACGCAGGAGGATCGTGCTCGACGCCTCGCCACCGTAACGAGCGAGGATTTCCCGGATCAGTTCCTCTGTCGTCTTCATCGGCTTCACGGACTGGTCCGCAGCCTCGCGGACCAGCTTCTCAACGCTGGCCATGCTGTACTGAACGAACGCCCAAGCGGCCTCGACCGCCCGCTTGCTGATCCTCGTCTTCTTCTCGGTCGCCGAGAGCACCGCGGCGATCCGCTGGACCTGTTCGGCGGCCCGCTCCATGTAGCTGCTCAGCAGCTCGGGCATCTCGGCCATGCGCTCTTCGACATAGGAGCGGATCTCGTCCCACCGCTGGCCAGCGGCCTTGTCGAAGGACATGACCCGATCTGCCTCTACGGCCCACTTGAAAGCCGCGAGCAGCGGCTTCGGGTCCCCGAACTCAGGCTTGTGGTCGTACGGCAGCATCTTCGAGCGCTCGACCAAGACCGGCAGCAGCCTGTTGTACGAGCCTCCCAGGGCATCACTCGAAGAGACGTAGCGACCCCATTCACCGGGGGTGATGTGCGAGTGGAAGCCCAGCAGCGGCCGAAGGACCGTTTGCAGGCCCTCCTTCTTCGTACGGTTCGAGATCTGCTTGCCGTCCCATGCCGTGCGGAAGAGCGTGCTGAACTTGTTGCACCGCTTTTGCGTCTTGAGGACGCTGGCCCACTCCTCTTCCACGACCATGGTCCGCCCGTCAATGCCCGTCTCGGAGCCCATCGTTTCCAGCTCCAACTTGGCGAGCATGTCCACGAGGGATGGACCGGACGACACACCGTCTCGGATGCGGGCCTCCATGTACCCGCCGATGACCGGGCGAAGGATGCCCTTGGCGGTCCCCAGGGCGTATCCCTTCCGGCCGATGGCCGAACGGCCGGCGAGCACGGTCCAGATCACCACCGGCCGATCGTTGTCCAGCCTCACCTTGCGACTGATCGCGGACGAGTACATGGACAGGCACGCGGCCCACACCCCGATGGGGTCCGCCTCGCTGGTCGGCATCGCGGCCTCGACCGCGTCACCCAGCGGACCGAACTTCATAGCGTCGAACGTCGTCATTTAACTGCTCCTCTCTCAGGCGCTCTTCGCGGCGAGCTGGGGGCCGCCGAGCGCGTCCGCAAACCAGTTCCGGAACTTCTGTCCGTGCTCGTCGCACATGTCGTACTCGTCGCCGAAGATGTCGAGCTTCCCGACCGCTTCACGCTCCTCGCCCTTCTTCTTGCAGCCGTCGCACAGGAAGGTCTCGATAACCTTCTTCGCCATGACAATTGCCCCCTCTTGCTCTTCGATCAGTTCGTAAAGGTCGCGGACATCCTCAGGGATTTCCGGATAGGTGTACTTGACTGCCGGAAACGGCCTTCGGAGCTTCACGGCGTCCTGGTACTTGACCGACACCGGGACGCAGCGCTTCACCCGGTTCTCGTACTGCTCGGCAATCTCTTCCAGGTACGTCTTCTTGCGCTCCTCGGACCAGTCGAGCTTTTCCACGTCCGCAAGCAGGTCCCGATACCAGGGCTCGACCTTCACGAAAATGCGAGCATTCGTGATTGCCTGTTTGACCGCCTTCATGTGCGCGGCCTCCAACTGCTCGTCCGTACGGACTTTTCCGCCCTTTACCGTCCGGACGGTGAACGTGTTACCGGATATCGTGAGTGTCGTCTCACGGAAATCGCTCGACATATGAATGGCCCCCTCGATGGTGCGAGCGTCCATGGCAAAGGGCCGGGAACGAATTCCCGGCCCTTCACTAAAGATGTTCGCCCTTCCTACAAACGGTTCTGCGGGTGCTCTTCCAGCCGTCGCCGCGAGACGGTTACGACCTGATTGCGCCCGGCCTTCTTCACCCGGTACCTACCGTCAGGTCGTATTCTCTTCACCCGACCTGCACAAAGGACCGAGCCGTCTCGACGGAGCACGTAGACGTAGTCCTTGGGTTTCAAGTCGCACACTCTGGCTCCTCGTGAGTTCTCGGCCGGCTTGCCACACTTCTACAGCGCGAGAAACCAGGAGGGCTGTCACAGTGAGCGGGCAGGGGTACGCGCCGGCGAGGTGACCGCAATCCGAGAACACGCTCTCCAGTCGAGCGAAACTCCTGTTCAGGTCCGGCTCGGCAGCGGCGGCTGCCGCCTCGTCTTCCACCAGGGCCGAGTCAAGAATGAATTCGCTCATCCTGCTCACTGGATCGCCTCCAGGGACACTTCGAGGCGGTTGCGGAACTCGCGGGAAACCTCGCAAGGTCCCCACCACTGGATCGCCTCGCACTCGACGGCCAGCAGCACGCGGGACAGCGCACGGTCCCTGAACGAGAGGCCGTTCGGCAGAATGCCGGTAGCGGCCTGCTTCACCACGTACAACAGCTCGTCGTCGTCGGGCGCGTCGCTCGCCGGTTTGAAGCTCGGCATGTCCTCCGCAGACGACACGATCAGTTGCCCTGTCTCGTGCTCGAAGACGGAGACGCGGACGCGCGGCTTCCCCGGACTCCACTCCACGGCAACCGCGTGCATCTCGTCGGACGCAGGCGTAAGCCCCATCGCCATGTGCGTGTACTGCATTACGTGATCCCTTTCGCTTCGTTGTACGCCTCGATCACACGCCGCGGAATGCGTCCCCGGGTGCCGACGAAGTAGCCGTTCTCACGGCCCCACTCGCGCATGTCGCGCATGAGCTTCCTGTGCTCGTAATCCCGCTGCGCAGCGGCACGAGACTCGGCAGCCCTCCGCTCTGATTCCTCGCGCTCCCTCTTTATGCGAGCTTGCTCAGCGAGGTAGCGGGGATACTCGCTTTTGAATAGCCGGATCTCAGGTGGGGACACAGGGCTGTCGTCATCGTCTTGACGCAAGCCCTTGAGCCGTATGAACCACTTGACCAATTCCGGGTCGGTCAGGCTCTCTTCAGGGGGCGGGTGTTCCTGCCTTCGTCGTTCAGGAGCAAGTTCCCATGATCCTTGCAGTACGGCCACGAAACGAACCTCTTGTCTCCGAATCGCTCGATGTCAATCCAGCGGGTTGCAGGGTTGCCACACCCGGCAATGCAATTCCCGCTGTAGTCCTTCGGGTATGGCATCTCTTTGAGGCGCCTTTCCACCTTGTCCTCGGCCAGCATTCGCGCAGACGAGTAAGACATGTTGGCGTGCAGCCTGGACGTAAGAATCTCCAGGAAGACCGTGCTCTTGCTGCCTCGATGTATTGCGTCGGCCGCAGCCTCCACATACCACTGATTCGTGAGATACACCGTTCCCCTCCTTCTCTAGCGGCCATGGAAAAGGCCCGGACGCTTCTCCCGTCCGGGCCTCTCGACAAAGCAGCTAGCTCAGAAGTCGATGGTTTCGATGATCGGTACGTAAAGGCGCTTGTCGGGGTCTCGGGTGTTCCGCACGTGCATGCTCCGGAAGGCTGCACGGCAGGAGTCACACATGAACACGTTGCCGAACGGCGTCTTCACCAGAGGCCCGCGGCTTGCCGGGTCGAGAGGCTGGCCGGTGATCTCAGAGCGCTTGGCGCATCCCTTACAGACACCTCCGCCCTCGATGTGTTCAAATACCGTGTGCGGAGTCCTCCCGTAGCCCAGGCGACCGCGGTAGGAGCTGCTCACGATGGCGTGGGGAAGCTCCTCAGCCTTGCGGTAAGCGTCCTTCCAACCGTCGCCCCAGTACATGCGGGCGGGAGGCCCCGTCATCACCTCGCACAAGTGGTGGTCGGTCGTCTCGTTGTTGCACTCGAATACGTCGTATCGCCAGGTCATTACGCGTCCTCCATCTCCAGGAGTTTGCGGGCTTCTTCCGCGAACTCGGTCCACGTGTCTCGGGCATCGAACGCGTAATCCGTGTCCATCTCGTCGTAGTCGCCCATCTCCCTGTCAATGCAGGGCTGGTCTCCGTCGACGGGGTCATATGAGGGAAGCTCTCGGAACGATTCCTCCCGATCCTTCTCCCACTGCCCGTGCGCCTTTACGAGCTTTTCCAGAAGCTCGCGGCTAGCTTCTGCGACTTCCAGTACGCGCTTAACCCTCTTGGGGTACTTGCGGGACACGGTCAGCTCCTTTCTACGTCAGTCGTCAGTGGTGAGAACGTCCAGGAGCCAACCGTCATGGATCTCCCAATGACATCCAGGTGCGGGACGCTCACCGCGCCCGCCGTTCACGTTGTAGTGAATGTGTCCGCCGCAATCGGCGCACTCGTAGGGCTTTCCTTCGATGTGTCGAATCGGTCCTCCGCACTTCAGGCAGGGGACGACGCTCTGCGGAGCCTCAGTCGTGGGCTTCATGCTCTTTTCCTCTCTGTCGGTTGCCCGTGGCGAACGGCCGGGAATTCCCGGCCGCCACCAAACAGGAGCCGCGCAGATCAGGCGGGGAGCGCGAAGCCGTCCAGGACCGCGACGCGCAGCCACATTTCCAGGGCGGCGAACTCGTCGTACTCGGCATCCTTCGGGATTTCGTCCAACCGACCGGCGTACATGTGCCATGCCTCGCGGTAAGACTCCGAGATGGCTGCCTGCTTGTTGTGGGCCTGCACCTGGATGGAGACGCCAGGGAGGTGCGAGTATCTGGGGTCGGCCCAGTCGAATACGATCGTGTACCAGCCGTCCAACACCCTGGTGTATCCGAATCGGGCGAGGATGCTGGAAATCAGCCTGCGCATATGGCTGCGTCCTCCTGTTTGAGGGCATGAAAAAAGACCAGGGGATTCCTGGCCTCGATGGGTCTGCTACGGAGTCACTGCTTGGGGGAGGGCTCCACCAGGTAGGCACGAGCCTCCACGTACTTCTCGCAGAAGTCCTGAAAGTCCGCCTCGCTCTTGAACGCGAAGGCGTCCCCATGGCCGTTGTCCTTGGAGAAGGCGGACGAGTGCAGCGGCCGGACAGGCGGCCCGTATTTCTCCTGCCACGGGTACCAGATCGAAATCTGGTTGGGCGCACACAGCTCGAACACCGTGTCGTTGATGATGTGTCGCCAAGCGGTCACTTGGGCTCCCTCTCCTTCAGCGAGTCGAGTACCGCGATGGCCGTGAGCCCGATGAGACTGGTCTCGGCGCTCTTGTCGGTCATCCCCTCGCCGCTGGCCATGAACTCGCTGAAGGCGTGGTTGGAGTTCCAACTTCCGTACTCCCGCTGGATGTAGAACGCGACCCCCGCGGCCAGGTCGGCGACCTGGCTCCCGAACTCCATGCGGGTCAGCTCGTCCCACTTGGCCGTGCCGGCGTGCTCCCTGACGTAATTCACGGCCACCTGACGGGCCGCCTCCATGTCGAAGAGCACGTAGGCGCCGCAGATGCGACAGCTCACGTCCTCCAGCTTGGACGCGTAGACCGGCTTCGCCTCGATCACGGGAAGCCCCCCCTTGCACGGAGTCCGGTCACCCGAGAACGAGACGTGCGTCTCGCCCGGCGTCTTCCGACTCCAACTCACCTGAAACTCGACCATGGTCAGAAGCCCCTCTCACTCTTGAACTCGTCCAGGTCCTGGCCGTAGTTCTCCTGCACCACGTCCTGAAGTTCCGCCTGCATGTCGGACGTGAGGACGGAAATGGTCGCGTTGACCAAGAGCGACAGCAGGTCCTCCCACTCGTCGTCACACTCGATGTCCTGAATGATCAGATCCATGGCCGCATTTGCGGCCTCCGAGACCTGCGCCTCGGTGTATGTCTTCGTATCGCTCACTTCTTCACTTCCTGCGGTAGAGGCGCTGCGAGGGGACCTCGTAAACAAGGCCCCTATTGAATTGCGTGGCCTTTCCGGTGATCTTCACGAGGGAGGTCTTCTCACCGAAGTCCAACACCTTGCACTTCACTTCGTGTGTCCAGACCCAGGCGCCGTTGTCGAAGTTCTCGACTATCGCCTTGTCTCCGGCCGTCAGGTAGGCCGTGAAGTACAGGTCCGGGAACTCCACGCCGGTCACCGGCGCCCACTTGCGGCCGTGCTGAGCGCTGAGCGTGGTCTTGTTCTGCCAGACCTGACGCCGGTTGTCGAAGTAGTGCCCCTCGAATACCAGGCCAGGGAAGAGCGGGTGACTCGGCTCCCGTACTTCCACGACCTTGAAGAACACGCGGCCAGTGTGGACCACGTCACCAGCCTGAACTTCGTACGTCTCAAGCAACTCGCTCACGTTCTCTCCTTAGTCGTACTGCGCGTAACGCTTGATCTCGTCGGGGCTCATGTTGTAGCGGCACATGCAATCCAGTGGATTGACGCTTCCGCATCGGGGATCGGTGCAGAATCCGGACTCCGTCAGGGCAGGCTTGGAGTCGGGGAACTGGGCCTTCGGGAGGCCGAACACCCACTTCCAATTGCCTCCGTCCCGCATGACCAGAACTTCGGCCTTGCCGTGGAAGCGTGCATAGGCATTGATGGCCTTGCGTTCCGCTTCCTTCTCGTCGGTTCCCTCGTAAACGTCCGTATCCTTCCCGTCGAGAATGGACACAACGCTGTAGACCAGCGAGCCAAACCCGTTCGCGCCGTAGGGCGTGAAGTTGTCGGCCGTCTGGTCGGAGTACAGGACCGAATCCACGTAGTCGTCGTAGTCGTCCATTACTCGGCCCCCCGACCCGGATAGGTGTTCTGGATGATGAGTTCCCACGCCTCGTTCAGCTCGGCTGTGGTGTCGTACTTGCGCAGCCAGACGTTTCCCTGGGAGTCCTCAGTGAGGATGACGGCTTCGAGCTGGTAGAGGCCGAACCAGGCGGCACCGTCGACGCTGTCACCGGCCTCCTGCTCGGGCTGGTGGTAATACAGCTCTTCCGCTTCCGCGGTCTCGAACTTGGACAGCACTGCATAGCCTCTCGTTCATGAAGGAATTTGGACCGCACAGAGGCCGCGACGCAGGCCGGCCACCGGCCTGAATCACGCTCACTGCCTACGGTCAGCAGGTCTCAGGGAGTTCCGCGGTGATGTACTTCGCTTCGAACTCCCGGATGAGCTGAACTGTCTGCTCGAAGGGGTCTCCGTCAGCCGACTCACGGGCCTTGAAGCAGACGAACAGCGGGGAACGGCCGCCCCAGTAGTCCGGCCGCCGTTCGGTCATGACGCGGACAGAGCCGTCGTCCATGACCGCAACCGTCTTACGTAGCAGCGCGACGGACTTACCCAGCTCGAACGTCTTGCTACGGACCGGCTTAGTCACGATGACCTTGTCCGTGTTGAGGTCGATCACGTCACGCCTCCCATTCCTTGCGGCAGGACACACACTCGAAGTCGCCAGAGGCCAGACGCTTCGCACAGGACACGCACGGGCCGACGTAGGCGAGCGCCTGGCGCTCGTACTCGGCCTTGCTGATCGCGTCCAAGTGCGCCTGCCAGATGGGGCGCGTCTCCTGGCACTCCCAGCACATGTAGGCGTATGTCGTCTTGCGGGTCTGCCGCTTGCAGAGCCAGCAGGGCTCTTTGCGGTCCTGCATGAGGATCGAGTACAGGTGCTCTTCCTCGGGGGACATGGGCAGGGTTTGAACCACTGAGTTCCTTCCGAACGGGACAGGCCCGCAGGCACTTAGGACACCTGCGAGCCGTGTCACAACTTCAACTATTTGGGCATGAAGAAGCGGTGCGGCATCACCGGACCGAAGGGGGCGCCCTGGAACTGCCACTCCATCCACGCCACCGGAAGGCGGTCGAACAGGGCGTCAGAGATCGCCTGTTCCGCCCACGGCATACGACGGCTCGACTTCACCAGGTGCTCGAAGTCGTCGCACAGCTCCAGCGTGGTCCTTCTGGCGAGGTGGTTGCGCACAGCCACCGCGTCTACGGTCTGAGGCACAACTGGCCTTTCATTCCACCGGTGTTGCTCGGACGCTTACCGGATTCCACCGCGCCCCGAAGGGCGCGAAGGGACCCTGAGAGTGTCAGCGGTTGTTGGCGAGCCATTCACAGGCGAACTTGAAGCCCTGGTCACAGTCGTCCTGCTTGGAATCCGCGAACCCGTCATTGTGCGCGGCCACCTGGTCCACGGCAGGGCCGAGGTACGTCACGTGTCCGTTCTCGTCCGCGATGAACGAGCGTCCACGCCCGTTCCCTCGTGTGCTTGCGTCCCAGTAGCAGTTGACCGAGTCCTCGTACTGGCACGGCTTGAGCTGAGAGACGTCGTTCCCGTAGGCGGTGCCAGCGGTGAACGCGGTGAAGGCCGCGAGAGCGGCCAGGACGATGCGCATGCAGTCCTCATTCCGATGTCACAACTTCAACTTTTTGGACAGGGTTAGACCACGGGCTTGATAGCGATGCGGGCGTGAATACCCCGCGTGATCGGCCGAGACGCCATGGTCCCCCGCTTCTTGGTCTTGCGATGGTTGGGAAGCAGCTGGCCAGGGCGGCCCCACACGTCTGCAACGTTCGCCTTGTCCAGGCCGCCCCGCATCAGGCTCTGGACAGCGTCCGAGCCTTCCATGCGAGGAGTTTCCGGCCTCGGAGTGCTGGCCTGCGACTTCTTGGACGGGTCGCGCTTGAACCGAGCCTGCGCGTTCTTGCGCTCCTGCTGAAGCTCACGCCGGTCACGCGAGATCCGCTCGCGCTCTTCCTCGGACAGCACGAGCGCGGGCTTGTACTTCGCCTCACCGGGCATGCCAGCCGCCATCTGGGCGGCCGTGCGGCGGTCCGGGGCCAATGCGATTGCTCGCATGATCCACCTCCTGTTCACTCACGCATGGACTTACAACCAGAAGCGCCGGGTGAGTGATTCACCCGGCGCCTTTGACTATCTGCCCACTGTGGTTGCCCCCCGTCCAGCTATCCGGGCGGCTCACGTACTGCACATCATCGTTGTGTGCTGATTGGGTTACCCGTTCCTGCTCGCGCTCTCGCTACGCACCTCCGACGTAGCCTCACTGCGCATTGGTCATCGCGTCGCGCCCCACAAGGGCGGCTCAAAGGTTCCTTAGGTAACCCGCTGGTTTTCCAGCCACGGGCAGGGTTGCTACTCCTGCCCGTGCTTTCGTGTGGTGCGTGTCTTCCCCTACGCTTTCCGCTTAACGTGTCACTTAGGATCACACGTTTCCGGCCGCCCTGGACATGCCGTCATTGCACATGCCCACAAACGGGTTCTCGCCCTCAGGATCGTTCGCCGAAGCGCACTTCTCCCCACACGGTTGCCTAGATCACGGCCGCTTGCTAGGCGGCGGTGCTAGATCCCTCTGTTCAGTTCTCAATGCACGTGGATTACCTTTGCGCGGCCTATCGGCCAGCACCCTCTAGGCGTTCCCACCTAGTGGAGCCGCGCCCCCTGCATGGGGGCGGCCTGCATGCGCAGGGTCGCTCGGGTATCCGTCACCACACACATTGCTCAGGGATGCGCCCCAACCGCCGTACGTGGTGCATGTAGTTGTGTGTGTCGCGCCCTGCGCCCCGTGTGTCCGGGCCGCGTTCGGCGACAGACAGAACATTCGCTGAATCCGTCCGGCGCCACAACTTCAACTTTTGGAAGGGGTGCATACACAGAATGAATTAATTCAGGCATAACACCCATAGGGATTCGGGCGTATAGGTACAGCCCTAGACATACCCCTGTGACGTAGGCCACATATAAGGGCTCTCGTAAACCCACCCAAACTAGGACTGGTCTAGACCGTGGTCTAAACCAATTCGGCGATTGGTCTAAACAACATACGGCGTACGTAGTGACCTTTCCGTTATGAAAAAGGGCCGATCGTAACCGTAATGCGCACTCAACCGTGATTAATTCGTTACCAAGTGAGGAGCAACGGCGCGCATCGGAATGCACACAATGCGGGTCAATTCAGACACTCACTCAGCCCGAATATTTGCAATTCACATAAGCGCGGGTGCGAATTGATTTGCTATTCACTTGTGCGTGCTTTGCATTCGCTGAATATCTGACACTCACTCAGGGATATCCCTGCATGAACGCATTCATGAATGAATTCATCCCCGAATTGATTCATTCACGCTCGACCTCACGTGAATATGGGGGTAATCCATGCATACATTCATAAAGGACCCACCGGGGGTGCTGTCCTTCCAGCGTGTACGAGTATTAAATTTTCGAGGCTCTGTGCGGGCCGCAGACGGCCGCGGAGCGCATCCTACCATATGAGGCCCCTACAGGGTCCTTTCGGGTCCGTGAGGCGCCTCTCAGCGGCTCGGAGGCCGACCGACAGGGCTCGCCGCCCCCTCACCCACCCGTCGTGAATGAATGAATTGGCCAGAGGGCGTGAGCTGCATCTCACTCTGCGTCAAACCCGTCCAGATCCGGGCAGATTGACACCGACATCTTTTGTGGCGGGGGTTATATGCCCCGCCTCAGATCAGGTCTTGACGAGCTGCCTGTACTCAGACCAGCTCTGGGAAGCCTGCACCAGTCGAGAGGTCCAGAAGTCGGGCTCTTCCCCCCCGATCTCTCGCCACATTCGAGCATTGGCCAGTGCGAAGGCTTCCAGAGCCTTCGGGGAGGCTTCTTCCCACGCCGGCACCCTTTGTGCCCACGTTTCCGCCTGCTCTGCGGAGTGTTCGCCAGAGGCCATTAGCCAAATTACCCAGTATCCGGCATCAAGCCAGCGGGCTCCTCGTGTAGCCCAGGCCCAATCGACCATATATGCCTGATTTTCTCGGATCAGAACATTCTCGTTGTTCAGATCCGTGTGGAGAAGCGAATTTCCCTCGAATAGACGGAGCTGCGAGGGCTCATCCACATACCGACTCAGCCGCTGCCCTGCTTCTCTCAGCTCGATTGGAGGGCACTCGACCTCTCCCAGGCCCGTCAGCAGGTCGACCATGCGAGGCAAGTCATCTGAATTCGGGCTGTAGTCCGCGTGATGACCTGTAATGAGGTCGAAACCGAGGAGATCCCATCCGCTTCCCTTGACTCTCCAGAGAAGTTCCGGAGAGATGCCCTTGAGGAAGGGGTTCACTTCTGCCTCACGGTGCTGTGTCCAAGCCCATTTGTGGTCTGAGCGGAGCCCCTTCACGTGCACGGCGCCGGCATCGCCATACAGACGGGCCGCAAACTGGCTGTTGAGCCCGGAAGACACAGGGTCGACCCGGTGAATCTGCCCTGTGTGGGACTCGATGGCTGTCCGGACAGCCGAGGGCAGCTCTTCAAAGGTGGTACGAGACGCCATGGGGACACTCTCTCATCAACGCAACGCGGGCCCCGCCGAAGCAAGGGCCCGCGCCAGGAACGTGCTGGTCAGTTGTAGGGGTTGTCGTCGCCACACCCGGGCACGGTGTCACTCGTCAGGGCGTCCACGTCGTCCACCAGGACGATGGTGGTCGTCTCCGTCTTCTCGGCCGTGGCCGTGGCATCGGTCATGAGTCCTCCTTGAAGCCGTGCTGACAGTAGTTACTGAGCGGCGCTTCGGCTTGCTGGTAGAGCTTGGCGAGTGGCCTGCAAACCCGGCAGGAGCCGGACAGCTTGCACCCGCTACACCCTCCAGTCCGGAGCATCTGAGCATCTGCGATGAGCGGCAGATCCCTCAGGCCACCAACCCCGGTACTCATGAGGTTGATGGGGTTTTCGCGTCCGACCTTGCACATGGTTGCGCTGCCGAACGGGTCCAGGTGGTAGAAGGTGTGTCCGGCTGGGCAGCCGCGGAACACCTCTTCTCGGTTGATGTACTCGGTGACCTGGAAGTCCAGGGGGCCCTTGTCACCGTCGTAGGACGGAGAGATGTTGGCGAAGACCTTGTGAGGGATATCAAGGTTGTCCGCCAGGGCCTTCATATCCTCGACTTCGTGAGCGTTGTGCTCGGTCACGATGAGCGAGAGCTCAAGAGGCAGCTCGGCGGCCCTGGCCGCTTTCAGGCCCCGGATCACCTTCCGGTACGCCCCACGGGTCCGTGTCAGGGCCTCGAACGTCTCAGCCGTGGCTCCGTACAGGGAGACCGTGACCTTGTGCGGTGGCAGCTCGGTGAGGACTTCCAGAGTGGGCCTGTGGTCGAGCCGCGATCCGTTCGTCAGGATCTCCAGCATCATCCCCATGCCGTACGCCGTACGGTACGACTCGATGAAGTCGGGATCAATGGTCGGTTCCCCACCCGTGAACTGGAACCAGAGAACACCGGTGTCCCTGACCATCTCCAAGAGCTTGGTCTTCTCCTCCATCGGGAGCCCTGCAAAGGGACGTCGCCAGACCACGCACATGTCGCAGGCGAAGTTGCACCCCTTGTTGATCTCCCAGGTAGCGCGACTGTAGTTGAGGGCCGTCTCAGGGCGGGCCAGGATCGTTGTCGATGCCGGCGCCTGGGCCAAGTCCACGCCCCAGGCCGTTGCGGCGGCCTCGGCGAACCATGTGGGCGGAGGGGAATCCGCGGCTACGGCGTCGCGTACTTCCTCGTACCTGTCACGGGGAAGTTGCATCCCCCCTCGGGAGCCGGGGCGTACAGCTACGAACCGTTTGTGCTGAGGGCTCACGATCACCTGATGCATGGCTTCCTCCGCCGACATGCGACTTCACTGAGTCCCCTCACCCGGACTCGAACCGGGAACCTCTGTGGACGTGGCCGTTCGACTAAAAGCGACACGACACAGCGCTCTGCCTCTTGAGCTACAAGGGGGCCTGCCTCCCCTCACCTGGAGCGGATTTTGCGGATGCGGTTCCAGATGAGGGGAGTTCGTGCCCCGCCCTGTCGGGGGTTCCAATCGTGGGGGAGACCACCGAATGGTCTCGTCCGACAGGGCGGGAGTTCAGGGGGTGGTGATGCCCAGGACCCATTCTTCAGGGAATGGAGCGCCCTGGGTAAGAAGGAGATTCAGACCCCGGAAGTTCCTAGCGAGTCCCCTCGCATAGACCTCCCAATCGTTGGGGCCGAGTTCATCCGTCGAAGTCAGGTCCTTCAACTCATCGCACATGGCGCGCAGATTTTTGTACTGCTCCTTCACCAGCTCGGCACTCGTTGGGGTGTCGAGCGGGTTGTCGCTGTCCTCGTGCCCGTTTTTCATCTGCCCGGCCGCCATTGCACGAGTGCGATCAGGTATGCCGCCACCGAACCAGCGATCAGCAGGCAGAGAACCGCTCCCCAGAAAGGGCCGTCGCTGGAGAAGCGCCACGTCCTTAACCGTCGTGGGGCCGGCCGGTCATGTGTGACCTTCGGCGGCCACTCGCGCACCGGGGTCACGGTGCGGTACTCCTACGGTTTTCATGAGCCACCTTCGCTCGGATCACCTCTTCTTGGGTGGCCTGCCGGATGCCTTCCGTGGGCCACTCGATCCCCCCACCGACCGGTCGCAGCCACGAGACGCCGAGTTCCTTGCCCATGTACTCGCCGGGCTTGTCGCTGTGTGTGTCGATGACGATCTCGTGAAGGGCAGGCTTCCAGCGCTCGGAGGGAGCTTCGGCTTTGATCTGCTCCTGGGCTGTTTCAGGCATAGGGGAAGTACCTCTCTCAGGGGTGGGGGTTCGCCCTGTGTACTCCCAGCGTCACAGCCAGCGTCGTACGATCTCCACTAGTTCATGTCCCAACTTCGAAGATGGAACATGGGGGTTGCACGTGGCAGCGCCGTCAAAGCCGCTCACTCCGGACCGCTCAGCCCGACACATGTTCGGTGCCAAGATGCGGGAACACCGCGGGCGAGCCGGCATGAGCCTTGACGCACTGTCAGGTGTCGTGAAGATCTCCAAGGCTCACTTGTCCCGCATCGAGCACGCAGAGTCACCCGTGCCTCCAGAGTTGCCGGCCATGCTCGATGCGGCCTTTGGGACTGAGAGTGTCTTCACGGACTTGTATGCGCTGGCTCGCAAGGAGGTCCACCCCGACAAGTTCCGGCGCCGCATGGAACTTGAGGCCCGCGCGATCCTGATCAAGGAGTACTCGCCTCAGATCGTCCCCGGCCTGATCCAGACAGAGCCGTACGCAAGAGCCCAGTTCGAGGTTCACAACCCCAAGGCGTCGGAGCAGGAGATTGACGATCTCGTCATCGGCCGAATGACCCGACAGGACTTACTCATCGGGGACCCCGGCCCGGACTATGCCGTCATCCTGGACGAGGCTGTACTGCGAAGGTCGTACGGGGGCTCAGACATCATGCGGGAGCAACTAGCCAAGCTGGTTGACCTCGCCCTCACTCCCAGCACGTACGTCCAGGTGCTGCCCTTCACTCACGGTGGACACGCGCTTGCAGGCGGTTCCCTCTCCCTCTGGACGCTTGATGACGGGGCTCTCGTAGCCTATGAAGAGGCGATTACCACTGGGACACTGGTAGAGGAAAACGCTGAGGCCCAAGCCCGGATGCGGGCCTACGATCTGCTCAGCGCCTCAGCGCTGTCCCCCGCTAAGTCGGCGGACTTCATCCAGTCCGTTATGGAGGCACTTCCTGATGAGCACCACCCCTGACCTCACCGGAGCCCGGTGGGTCGCGTCGAGCTACAGCGGCAACGGAGGGGGGAACTGCCTTGAAGTGGCTCCCGATGTCGCCGCTGTCTCTGGCCTCGTACCTGTCCGTGACAGCAAGGTCCCCAGCGGGCCGGCGCTTGTGGTCTCTGTGGACGCCTGGACGTCCTTCGTGGCCATGGCCAAGCGCGCCTGAGCGCATCGGCCGCGCATGAATGAATTAACCTCAAGACCAGAGGACCCCCCGCACTAGCCTTGCGGGGGTCCTCTGCTTTTCCGGCCTGGTTAGACGGTCAGCGGCAGCATGCTCGCGGCAGACGGCTCGTCAGGCTTGTAGCGGTAGTACGTCGCCTGAGAGATCCCGAGAGTCTTGCAGATGGTGTCCACGGTGACCTTGTCGCCCTTAGCCTTCAGGGCCTCTCTCGTCTTGACGATCCTCGCAGCGAGAGCCTTGGGCTTCGGATCCTTCAGGGACTCCTCAACCTCCCCGAAGACCTTCTCAGACTCCTCGACCAGTCCCTCAGCCGTCTCCCTCAGTCCCTCAAGCTCTCTCATCACTCCAGAGGCGCGAGAGACCAGGGTGAGGGACTGAGAGGCGAGGGAGGTCGTCAGTTCCTCAGAGAGGTAGTCGATGAACCCTCGGAGTTCTGCCTTCTCCTCATCGGCAGACTTCATCTGAGAGGGGGTCTCAGCCATGTGGATGAGGTGGGCGATCACGAGAGGCGGAACGCAGGAGACAGCCACCACGAGAGCGGCGGACGTCCCCATGTAGCTCTGCTCGATCAGGTGAGAGATCGACTGGGCGGACATGGCCAGTGCGAGAGCCAGCACGCCCCCGATGAGAGCCGTCCTCTCACCGGGCATCCGCAGCTTGCGGCGGTACCAAGAGATGGCGCCCGCTGCGAGGGCGTAGACCGAGAGACAGACCGGCATGGCCGGCGCGTACCTCTCAGACCATCCAGCGGTGCGAGCCAAGGCCACCTCTCCGGGGATGGAGAGGTACAGCGCTGCGAGTACCGCGGCGGGGATTGCGACGTACAGAACTGCCTTGATGTACCAGGGCACAGCTCTAGACATGAGTGTCCTCTCAAACGTGGTTGGGAGTTTGGTTAGGCCGCAGCGCCGACGAAGGCGGCAGCACGATCCATCTCGCCCTGACAGTTGCGGCAGATGCCGCCCAGGTGGCCGAGAGGGAAGATCACCTCACAGACCTCGCAGTGAGCCCGCTCCACGGGCTTGGAGGGCTGTTGAGGGACAGACCTCACCGGAGTGAAGTGCTTCAGTCGGTGAGAGATCAGGCCCGGAACAGAGTCGATCTGCTCAGGGAGAGCATCGGTGAGGCACTGAAGGATCTCGTCACTCCGGTAGTCCTCATGCAGCCACGGCACCACCTTGGGGGCCAGGCGGGCGATCTCCTGGTCCGTGAGAGGCAGGCTCTTGTGCAGGCTCAGCCGCTCAAGGATGCGACGGCCCTCACGGGCCATCTCGCGGCCGATCTTGTGCAGGAAGGTGGCCTCTGCCTCCCCACCCTCCTTGGCGCCCTCAGGGGCGAGCAGAGCCGGAACCTGGCTCGGGGGTGGGGTGGTGTCTTTCTTGCTCTCTGTCTTTCTCCCTATGGGAGAGCCGCCGACAGCCCGACCAGTCGCTTCACCGACCGTCGAGAACCGGTCAGTCGGAGAGGCCGCAGCGTCAGGGGTGTCCGTGACAGAGGTGATGGTTACCCACTGTTTGGTCTCCGGATCCTGCACCTTGGCACGCTTGACGTAGCCAGCCGCAATCAGCTCGTTCATGGCGTTGGAGACAGAGCGCCGGCCGTTGGAAACCTGAGCAGTGATCTTCTCTACCGTGGCCCCGGTGCCGTCAGGCAGAGAGAGCAGACGCGTCAGGAGACCCACAGCCTCAAGTGAGAGGCTGGCGTGCCGCGCGATCGTGTTGGGGATCTGGACGTATCCAGCCCTGTGCTTGCTACGCTTGACGTGCAT